AATACTACTACTACTTTCTTCTTCATAATCATTCAATGTTTTTTTAAGTTGTAACTTATTCATGTATTTCGTGATATACTGCTTCGTGAATGTATTCTATCATTTGATCAGTATATTCATTTTTGACATCCTCGACTATTTTTTCTATTGCTTCATCTACTAAATACAATGGAATATCAAGTTCGTCTCTATCAACAAACATACTTTCATCAAACTCAAACTGGATTATGATCTTCTTCTTCATAGTCATCTAGTGCTTTTTCTAAAACGTCTAATACGAGTTCAGATATATCTAAAGATATATCATCCAACTCTTCACTAATGGTTTCAACATTAGTTGTACTCAGTTCTTCTCGTATAGCTGCTTGCAATCTTTTTTTTAAATCTTCAATGTGATTCATATTGGAAATAAAAGTTTGATACCATCAGTGCTTTCTATATACTTCTTAGCTCTCCTTTTAAGAGGTTTAACCTCATAGTATTTTCCTTTGATTAACACCATTTGTTCTTGGTAGCCTCTTAGCTTCTTAAGAACATATTTGTATTTCTCTCTTTGAATATACTTGTAGCGCAATAAGCATATATAAGCATTGACTACTATTAGTTGTATCATAGTCCTGCCATTTTCTCAAATGTAGGCAAATGTTTCTGAAGATTAGCTTTGGCTTGATCTCTCTGTTTCTCATTAGAAGCAAGAGATTGTTTCTCTTTATCATCCAATGAGTCCTTGGCTTCAAGCTTTGCAATCTCAGCAACTTTATCCTGATATGTTTTAGCAAAACCTCCTAGATTTCCTAATAAAGTATTCATTGCTTTACTAGCTATTCCCATATTTGTTATTGTTATTACGAGAGTTTTCAAGGAACCAATATCTTTAGAATTCATTTTACTATTTATATTTGCATCTTCAAGAGTACTAGTAAGCTTAAATAATTTATCAAATGTTTCTTCTTGAATTTTGCTTTCATCAGTCTTATTTTTACCTTCAGCTTTTTTAATAGCTGCTAGTGCTAATAGACCAACTACCCAATCAATAACTATACTTATAGCTACGATTATCATAGTAAGCTTTTGCTGTCCAGCACCTTCTGCAACTTTAGTTGCATAATCTGCTGCTTTTTTATCCAACTCAGGATGTTGGAAACTCAATACAACAATAGCAAAATAGAAACCTAAACCTCCTAATAAGAAGGTTAGTATAATACACCACTCTAGCCAAGTAAGTTTAGCATCTTTTTTAGCTAAATATATTTGTCTAGGTAGTCCCGATAAAAAAAGAGAGCCAATTATACTAAGTGTTAATACCACATAATATGTTTCGCTCTCTAATCCTTTTCCAATCCAATCCACCAGCTTTGCTGATAGCGTACTAGCTCCTGAATTAACTAGAACTATTGTAAAGCTAATTAATATCAAGGAGGGGTTTTCTGTGAATAACTTCCGATATAACACATTAGGCAGATCCACAATACTATTGGCAATGGATTCTCCACTAATTTTAAAACCCTTTTTCTTATTATCGTAACTCATCAGTTTAAAGATGTATTATACAATGATCTCAGGAATAAAATGTATTCTCTCGGAGTCATCGTATAATATATACTACGTTTAAAAGTTTTACGATCGTTCATAATACTTCATATGAGAAACCATGGTTATCTAAGACTTCATATAATTATTCAATTTCTTCTTGAGTTAAATTGAATAATAGTCTTAGAAATATTTCCTGGTTTTCTTTATCCAAGTTTTGCATTTATTTTGTTTAGATATTTCACAGGAAAATTCAATTAAATGACCTGACATTACTTTTTTAAGTAACAGGTATATTTTCAATTGTGATTTCATCGATGAATTGTTTTGCATTTTTTAGTACTGGGTAATCTTCCCAAGGAACTACTGTAACCTTAGCACCTTTCTTTTCAAGTTGTGCTTTAAGTTTATTAATAGGTTTTATGGTTTTACCCCTTTTGTGATAGTGCTTTACAACACCATCCATTTCCACAATAAACAAGTACTTATTCATAATTCTGTCTATTACCTTATAAGTTTCATTAATATAATACTCATAATCTATATGATAATCTTCTGCCTCAAAATAATCATTAAATAGTGTAACATTTCTGTCTGCGACTATTCTTTGAACATAAGGCTGATTATCCGCATACTTGACCTTGGTGAGTTCTTCACCATTGGTCGATACAAAATATCTATTGATTCTTTGCGTTTCTTCAGAGCCATAATAGACCTTAAATTGCTTGCCTACTCGCTCTGCTGAACAGAAATCATAAATATTGTTATGAGATTTAATGAACTCTTCAGGATCAACTCCTTCAACAAAATACTTGTTTAATGCTAATGATACAATACGATTCTTCTTATAGCCTTTATTTAGCTCTTGCTTAGGAGAAAATTCACCCTTAGTTTTAATACTACCATTAGTTTCAATAGCAATATAATTATTTACATTGCTTCTAATGATTGCTGAATAATCTGCATATTCTAGTACAAACTGGGTCTTATGTTCCCATTGCTTACAAACACCATAGTATATGTCGTCTTTAAATTTGTCAAACTTACATACTATACCATCTGTGTTAGCAGAAACACAGTCTATTCCTACAACATCAAGCATTTCAATTAGCATTAAAATCCTTAATTGATTATTGATAGTTACTTCTACCATTTTCAAAGGATCATAAAGCCAACTATAAGGAGAGTTGTATTTACCAAAGAATGAATTAAGTGTGATCTTCTTAGACCATTGATCGTAAAACCATTTTTTATCACCAGTTTCTTTATATTTCTTCTTATCTACAATACGATCATCTCTGATTCCTTCGTACCAATCAATAAGAATATCATCTAAATGCTTTGCGATAATTCTATGAATTATGATTGCAGCAGGATATTGACTAGCAACATCTGCATCTCTAAGAATTTCATTCTCATTAGGGGTAATCCAAGCTGGTCCATCTTCTGAATGGATGCCACCAAAGCCTAATGAATAACTCATTCCTTTATATTCGAAGTTCATTACATCCTTGTTCTTAGAAACACCAGGTAAATAATGAACATTCTTAATGTATTCAAAATAGCGTTTAAACTCTGGAGTAGAAAATTCTATATCAGGGTGAATACATTCACCAAGATAAAAACCATCTTCTCTTAAAGTTCCGTCATTTCTGAAATAAGCTTTAGGAATATTGGTAAGCTCTTCATAAGCTTTTTCCGATATTCGATTAGCTATTCCAGAATCAGACTCACTTAATAGGAAGTAAGGATTGTCAAAATGCTTCTCACCTTGATTAAGTCGTAGATTATAGCCATCAGTAAATGCTTCAAAAAGCTTTTTAGTGATTTCTACATCATTTCTACAATACTTAATTAAAGTATCAACATCCTCATCTTCAATAATTACATCAGGATCAATGGGTAATTCCTGAAGCTTATTGTGATTTAACTTACATCCCATAAGTTTTAATGAATCTGCATTCACGTTGAATATAGATTTCATTAAATCCATTGACTCCCAAGGGTATTGCTTGTATCTGGCTACCCCATCACCAGTGATAATAACATCTGAAGTATCTTTTAGTTGGCTATTAGTGTACCCACCTAAGAACTTCTTCAATATAATATTGTCATAATGTTTACTGTTGTATCCAATTAACAGTTTTTCTGAAAGATAATCTTTTAATTGTTTTAAAGAACTTTCAACAACTTCTCCATTGTAATAATATGTAATTTGATCATTATACATTACTACTTCTATGGAGTTCCCATCCTCTAATTGAAATACTATACAGAAAAAATTACGATACACCTCTATGTCGTACCATGCAATATCTCTATACATTAATTCCTAAACTACGAAGATAACCATAAACTCCATAGTGTGCCTTATTCAAATGATAAGGAGTAGGTTTAATACCATAATCACTTAAAATTTGAGCATGACAACTAAGGAGTTTATGAAGATAATGATCTTGCAGCTTCTCAGACATTAACCACTTCCCATTTTTATACCATTTCCAGGGGTTAATACCCCATTTTTGCCACCAACAAGAGTTAATCTGATACTTTCCAAAGTCGAATGTACCATTATAATTCCTATTAATAACATATGGTAGTCCTCGTGATTCTCTGAATACCATAGCAGAACCCCATTTACTTTGTTTAAAGCCATCAAGACCTATAGTAAAGTAAGATTCCATATCATAATTCATAATGTACACAGGTATTAAATCCTTATCAAAGGGCTTTATTGCGTGTTTATGCGCATAAAATTCTGCTTCGAAAGAAAATAACAAAGAACTGATTAATGCCATGATTAACTTTATCATTTGTTAATATTTATGAACATATTCTGATCCTCAAGGAATTGGATAAAATTATCCTTTGGAGATTTAGATTCATCTCCTCCTCCTTTCATAGCTTCTTTAAATAAAGCTATGGCTCGTTTTATGTCCTTCACTGGATAAGGTAGCCATTGAAACATAAGCCATTTATCATAGGCCATTTTATCTTTTTCAAAATCAGGCTTATTTGCAGTGAATTTGTTTACTTTAAAACTGAGATATATCGTCCAAAAACGTCTCAGTTGGTTTACACGTAAAGCATCGCTATTACTTAACTTCTTGCGCGTAATATCATACTTACGCTTATTAAACTTTTGCTTAATAAGCTTATTAAGATGATTATTCTCAAGAATATAGTAATGCTCAGGTTCTTTCTCTTTCCCAAAGAGTGAATAAAGGTTTACGCCACTTTCATAACCTAATATTTTAAGGGTTAAATCATTACCTAGATCAAACACCTTAACATTATGTTTAGGCTTATAATACATAACATAGATACCATGCTTTTCTATGCTAATGTCAGCATGTTCTAGCATATAATTTTTGTTATGATCATAAGTTTCAGATGAAAATGTAATCCTTGGGTGAGAAGGAATACCATATATAGATGATATTTCCTTTTTAATTGCGTCCAGAGCGTTTAGAACTTGTGATTTGTTAAGTCCTTTTTGCTCTTCATTAGTAGATTGTTGTTCTTGCATTGTCAAAATAGTTAATTGTTTCACTTATTGCATATTCCATGTCTAATCTGTTCACGAAAATACAATTAATTTGGTAAATGTCAAGAATATTCAGGGGTAGATCTGGATAGGTATATTCTAATTCTTGGTTGGCTTCTCCAATAGAAAGCACTTGATTTTCATAGTCAAAAAGTATTTTGTACCAATCTAAGGCTTCTACTACTTCTATTAAACCATACTTGATTAGATCATTATCCCAAGCTTCCTGTAATAGATTTGTATACATATTATTGTTATTTAGTGTCTCTCCTCAGATTCGAACTGAGCTACCCGATAACCACTCCTGAGGCTTAGGAGGTTCTTAGAAAGTAGTACCTATGAGAGACAGGAAGTAGGCATCTGCCTACTTTATTTTAACTTTTACTTTTATAAATAGCCGACTCATATCAATAAATTGAGCTTCTACTTGTTTTACACGTAAAGCTAATTGTTTGATTTTAGGACTTTTATAAACTCTACCCATTTGAATATTATCATCAGGTTCATTCATCAATACATAGAATAATCTTCTGTTCTTATCATCCAAAAAGTAGACACGGTATAATGGTATAATGCTTCCACTTTTATCCTTAACATTTGAAGTAGAAATCAAATCATAATGCATAGGATAATCTTTTATATTTATTTTTAAATTATCTTGCGATAAAACAGGTAATGTAAATAATAAAAATATTATGATTAAAGATTGCTTATATAGGCCCATGTTTCTCTACTAATTATTTCGGTTACCATTTCTCTTAATTCATTATGATGCTTATAATCAAGACTTTCATAGCCTTCATAGAATCTATCTAATCCAGGATAACCATCATAACCATAAATGTCATTAAGATCAGTTTCAGAATTATCTTTATTAATTAAATGTCTTACAAGTCTTGTAAACTCTGCATCATCTACACACTGGTTAAATTCTGTTACCAATGCTAAGTACACATTCTTGAAATCTTTGTTAAAACCTAATTCTTCAATTTTATATAAGGTTTTAATAGATTTACGCGCTTTATCAAGGATTGTTTTCTTCATAAATAGAAAAGGGGCCGAAGCCCCTATATCTTAAGTTAAGTAATTAGTCCCAAGAACCACTGTCGCTAGTATCAGAGCTACCAGAGTAATAAGAACTGCTAGAATCACTAGTATTATCACTACTCACATTAATAGATGAAGATTCAGTGTAATCAGTAGTAGTTACAGGAGCTTCATAAGTAGGAGCTTGTACTGGCTCTTCAACCACAGGAGTTACTGTAGTTGGCTCTTCAAGTTCCACTTCTACTTGCTCAAGTTCCACTTCTATCTCTTCTTCAATAGTAGCTTCTACATTCTCTTTAATAAATGTTTCCTCTACATCATTGTCTGTTTCATCGGCTAATTCTTCAAGCTCTTCTTCTACTGCTACTACTGGCTCTTGACATTCTTTTAATGCGATTTGTGTAGCTTCCAATTCAGCTTCAAGTTCAATGTTACGCTTTGCGCGAAGATCAAGAACTTCTTGTGCTGCGGCAAGACGAGCATTATATGAATCAATTTCTGATTGGCGTTGCTTTCGTAAAACCTCAGCTTTAAGGCGATTCTTCTTACGCTGTGCGAAAACTACATACAAAGCAATTGCTACTAAGGTAATACCTGCGAATGTTGCACCTAAGATATAGGCACTAGTTAATTGTGCTGTAAACATAAAATTAATAATTAAAAATTAAATAAACAATAAACAATGAGATGGCAAATATAATACAATTAATTAATATTTTTTGCCAAATTGGTAATTTTTTCATTTTTTTGGAGTTAAGGTTTCACTTGTTCGAGCTAGTGAAGCATACTCCTACTTGTTCATAAATGTAACAACTCTATTATCAGTGATTACATGCTTAGGTTTAATCTTAGACAATAAAGTTAATCCATTTGGATCTTTTAGACGGCTAAGAGCTACATAAAGCTGATACGGGGCAAATATTCTACCTGGATCAATATTCAGTTTTTCAAATTGTAACCCTTGGCTTTTGTGCACAGTAAACGCCCATGCTAATGTGATAGGAAAACCTATTTCGAAATAGGTGACCTTATACTTATCTTCGATTTGATTTAATCTTCCTTCTTCAATAAACCCTGCAACAATGCTACCATGATCATCTATTGCTTCAAAATAAGCATACTTAGGAAATGTTATTAAATCATCATCAGTTCTAATAATTAGGTAATTATCATGAACTTCTTCTAAAATACCAATAGTACCATTGACATAAGTTCTACCATTATTTACTCTAATCATTACTTTGGCTCCTATTTTCACATCAGGAGTGTCAATATAGCCTTTACTCTTATAATTATCACCTTCACGATTTACGTAGTAATGATAATCTTTAAGATTTATTTCTTCACCTTCCAATTGATTTAAGAATGCCTGGTTATATCCTTGTACTTCTTTATTCGTAGAAGCAATGATAGGACCATCTTCATCATATTGTCCATAAGTAAAGTATTTATTGAAGTAATTAAGATCAGGAGCATCATTATGTCTCACTTTTCTCAATTTCTCAATGTACTCAAGACTTTGTTGTCTAAATACTTTGTTTAATGATAATGTTTTGAAATTATTCTTAAATGAATGTGCAGAAAAGAAATATTCTGTTGCATATTCAGCATCAAATTCATGCTTTAAATCACCTCTTAACCTCAATACTGGAGGTAATTGATAGAGATCACCTAAAATAATAATTTTTTTGCCGCCAAATGGTTCAGCACTAGTCATTACAGCTTTTAGCATTTGATCAATATAGTCAAGGATGTCAGCACGTAACATAGAACCCTCATCTATAATAAATACATCAACCATTTTAAGATTAGGATTAAACTTTACATGCTCATTAATATAATGATCACGAATAGGTATCCTAAATCCACTGTGTAGTGTTACACCATTTACATTAATTGCAGCAATACCTGTAGTAGCCATTACTGCAACTGTCTTGTTTTCCTTCTTGTACTTATTAGCTAATAAACTTATCATAGTGGATTTACCTGTACCAGCAGGTCCTTGGATAAACATATTACCATCATAGTCAAGAATAGCTTGTTGCTCTTTAGTTAAATTCATCTTTTGAATTGTGAGTAGAATTTTGGTTCTGAAAGAAGGTATATATTAAGAGGGCTATGTTCGTATGAATATTGAACATCACCTCCTTTAACCTTTTTTACAGTCACTTTATAACCAGTGCTTCTTTCAGTCCATTCTCCTTTAGTTATTTTAATTCTTGCGTCCATAATTTATACATTAAATTCTCCGTATTTACGTTGATACAGCTTCTAAATTACATCTTCAGGAAATCTAAATTGCTCACCTTCTTCAGTATCAATGATTACTACATTGTCTCCTTCATAATGAGCACTAAATTTGCCATGGTGTATAGCATCTAAATCTGAGTTATCTGGTTCAGATTTTTTAATTACAAAATATGGGTAATACATAGGAGTATCATCAATAGATACTATGAAACCATTTCTTCTAGCATCTTCTTTAATGATACCTGATTTGCCTACAAATTTATCCATACTTCTTACCCATACATCATTCCATCCTTTTTCATAACTGATGGCAGTACATGTAATCCAGACTTTATCTCCTACTTTTAATCCAGATTTATTATGTTCATCTATATAAGTCATAATATTTATGTTTGATTACTAAGCTATCTCATCAGTACATCTTGCTTAAGAATGTAAACATAGCTGGTTGAGCTATGTTTCGAATTTAAATAGGGCTTGTTATACCTTGTTTAGAGATAAGACCACCTCCTCTTTTTTATCATTTAATCTCCTCATATATTCTTTTGTAAGAATTTCAGTTTCTTGTTCTACTATATCATCCATAGCTTTCTGAACTACAAATAATTCAATATCTTTAGATAATATAGTAAGTAATAACATTATTAATGTTATAGGACTTTCTATTATATATGATATAAGACTTAATAATAAACAGAATACTGTTAAAGCATTACTGTTATTAAAAGTATTAATATTTTTAGAATTTCTCATAATATAATTTAGTTAAAAGCTCACTTGCCTAGTGAGCTAATTCTCTTAGAGTCATTTTTACTTTACTAAATTCATTTGCTCATCAATATATGAACCTGTTTTATATTGTGCGTTAACTACAAATAATAGTATTTATACTATTATTTTTATTAGAATAGAATATTAGTATTTATATAAGTTGAAAATACAGTAATTTTTGCTCTAGGGTGAGTTACGGATTTACCTATTTCAGCACCTACATGTTTTTTAAAGAAAGATTTTAATTTATAAGATTCACTAATACCTATATAAATATATTTCTTTGTTATATCGACTATTTTACCCTTAAGGATTACATAATCCTTTGAAGATTGATCTGCTAAATAAGCACTTATCTTATAATATCCATTATAAAATATAAACGGGGGTATTAAGCTTTTAGCAAAAACAAGTTCAAATTGATTGTTTGAATAACTAATTGGATTAAACCCTACGTGTCTTTTGAATATTTGATCATTGTAAGTGTATGCTGATACATCAGCATCATTGTATATAACGTTATTATCTTTTTTCCATTGCGCATTGGCAGTAAATGATACCACCAATGCTAAAATAAATAGGATTTTCTTCATTATCTAAAAGTATAAGCGGTTAATAATAAATGCATTAGAAGCACATTCTCAGTGATACCAGCATTATTCATAATACCAGTCTTTTGAACTGTAATACGATATAAATTAGGAGCAGGGGCATTGTGATCATACATTGTATACTTATTCTTACTCCTTAGTATGCGAATCTCACTGAAATGATTACCAATAGTATAACCAGGTATCCAAGACTCATCACCAGTTCTAGGGTGACTAGGCTGCTCAGTTTTACTTACAGTACCATAGGAGTCACCATCACGATATATCTCATTGTTAATAAAACCAAGACCTTTATATTCTTTATCATTAGGAATATCATAAGTACGGCCATTGTAAGTAAAATTCACATTTGGATACAACTGAATAGTATCTATGGGATGATTTTGATATTCAAGAATCAAAATACGGCTAGAATCAACTATTTGTCCTTCAGCTCTTAGCTTCCAATCAGAATTAACTGAATTCTCAATAGTTGTTCCTAAGTGTCCACCTGCGCTATGCAAGCTATCACTCTCAGAATAAAATTCGGGTACTAACATTGTTTGTTTACTGTTATCAGGTTGTGGATCATCCTTCTTCTTATTACAAGCAAAAAGAACAATACTTAATAGTGAAATTAATAATAATTTTTTCATTGTTTTAAAGTGTTTAAAGCCCTGTTACCAGGGCTATGAGTTATTTACTAGGAAAATTAGCTTGAACTAGGGCATCAATTTGCTCTGCATCGTTAATACTAAAATTACCTCCATCGCGTAGAAGTACTTCCATTGTTTCAACGATTCTAAAAGCAAATTCATTAGTTATCCCCATGTCCTGTAAAGCGAAGGCTTTCTTCACCCAACGAATCAAGTCCTCCTTGTGAATCTCCTGTTTCTCCATATTTAAGGTTTTTTATGTTATTCGAAAGAGTTATAGCACTGCGGATTAAATCCTTGCTCTCAGAATCAGCTTTCAGATAATCATTGTTGGCATCAATAAAAGCTATAGTCATTCTTGCAGCATTGAGCAATTTAAGATGATCATTGCTACTGTGACGCATAACTATAACTAAACGACTAGGATATACAGCCCCAAGAGATACTTTTTCGGAAGAAACTAAATCTTCTATGATTACCTCTTTAGGAACTTGATATTTATCCATAAGTTTTCGAATCACATCTGGACCTACTATCCACCAGCCATCATCTTTGCTTACTGCAATAAAGGCAACGGGATTACTTTCATCTCTATTTACATAGAGCAATGAGCTAGGCATAAACTGCATACTCTTTACTGAATCAAGATTAAAAAAATTAGCTTCAGTCTCTTGAAATGCTTCTAGTTTAGCTTCTAATTGTTGAGTTAATACCTCTAATTTGGCTAAAAATTCTTCATCAAACGCCATATATCTATATTTAAAGTTTATTTAATAATTTAAAATATTTACCTCTTAGGTTTAACCTCTAAGATGGGCAATTGGGCTTCAGTTGGAATATAAATTTTCTCATTTGTATTATTCTCCATGTTTCTTACCCATAGATACTTTACATACAAAGGACTTAATTTACCATTCTCAACTTGAATGCTTTTAGCCATACCCTTAGCACGAATAAGCTCTGCATCAGCATTAAGCTTTGCTGCGGCTTTCTTAGCTTTGGCTTCTTCAATTATGATTTGACGATCTTGGCGAGCTTTCTCAAGCTTTGCTTTACCATCCATACCACGTTTCCACACCTTATAATGAGGATATGAATAGAAACCACCAGCAATAAGGAATACAATAAAAATAATCGATAAAATTCCAAGGAATGTTTGCTTCATATTTGTAATTTACATTTAATGATAAAATCTAACAATTTATTACGAGTATTTGAATCTCTCTCAAAGTAGTAATAAAGCCGAACAATCTCATTATTCTCAACTTTATCATCTTCCCATAGAAATTCAAAACCCATATCTAACAGTTTACGCTTAGGATCAAAACCTAACTTGTTCATTTTAATCCTATACTTAGTACTATCTACAATAATACTTGCAGGCATAGTATCATCCTGCAAGAAATCAATGATTTTAACTTTGGTTTTCAGGATAGTCGTTTTTGTCTAGTTTTGGTTAAAAAATAAATAGCTGGTTGAAAGCTATTTAATCAAAGAATAGATCATCTGCGGCTTTGAGGTCCATAGCCAGTTTATCTTCTTTGGTAATATAACCACTGAGTTTTGTTTCCATATTATCGAGCTTTTTGCGACGATCCTCCATACTTAAAATAGAGGCTCTCACAGTAAGATCTGTCATCCAGGCTTCATAACTATAGCTATCCCAGGTAAATGGAGGATATAAGCTTATTTTAAGTATTTCTGCACCTGTTTCATAGGCATTCTTTCGCACTTCAAGGAAACCAGCTACTTTGATCAATAAACCTAATTCTTTAGTAGTGTGAATATTAAATTCACGACTACCATTAGGATTAAATCTGAAACGACCATTAGTTTGAAGAGGCATTGCCTCAATAGTTTTGAGCTTCTTTTTCTCTTCTCTGATACGTTCTAATTTAACGTGCAACTCATCTCTTGAAGCTAACGCAGTAGTAGCAGTTTTAGTTTCGTTAATCTCAATTTGTCCCATAATCTAACTGATTAATCTCGTCAATTTCTTTAAACTTTTTATCAAGTAATATTTGTTTAGCATCGTATATTGATGCGAATACCCTGCTAACTTTAACAGGACCATCGTACAAATCTGTTTCTTCATTATAAATGTAGACAGTATAATACATACCATTCACAATGGTATCATTACTTCGTTTAGCAACAATGCTTTCCAATAGAGCTTTTTTAAGCTCACCTTTTTTAGAAATCACATATACTAGTCTACCAATAAGAAGAGCTGGAGTATCTTCACTTATACTTAAATAGAGTTGATCTTTAGCTTCAACTGCTTCTTTAAGTTCAACAATTTCAGTCTTTAAATCACTATTTTCTAGCTTCAAAGACTTAAGTTCTCTATGTCTAGCTTTAGCATTCATAGATGCTAATAAAGCTATTAGTACGCTAAATGTTGTTATTAAACCACTAATCATGTCTTACATCGTTTAATATTGCTGCAAGATAAGTAATATTACTACAATAAGTAATGTTATATCTGCACCATTTGTCTTTCTACTTTGTACCATAATCCATATTTTTGATGCCTGTACATCCTGATAATATCTCTTTGAGTAAGTTCAGAGGTTTTATCTAATACAGGCAGATATTTGCTAATTAAATCATGTTGTTTGCAAAGTGATTGTTGATGCCACCAATTGCGAGCTTCAATTTCGCATATAGTAGTATATGATGTCATTTGTTTAAACGGTTTACCAATATATAGTAAAGCGTGAATTAAACTTTTACCACATACACATTCTACTTGCTGATCAATACAGATAATAAATGTTTTCATTGTTTTAAATTTTGTATCTAAATGTTAATTTTGGAAAATACTCTATTGTAAGCAATACTTTATCACCAAGTTGTAAACGAGTCATGGTAACTTTATCATTAGCATATATATCATATAATTTGATAAATTTACCATCTGGGCGATATATTTTTAATTCAGTATGATGCGCATAAACCATCTGTGTAGATGCTCCATATGAACCATGACTTACTCTTTTATTAAGAACGGAATTTCTAGCTATACTCATAATTTTATGTTTTACATACCGCTGATATAATAATGCCTACTCCCTTTGAGTAGGCTCATCAACACGCTTTGAGCTTAAATGTCTTTTTATAGTGGCTCAAACCACTTACGCATACCAGCGTGTATAATTAAGATTAGTAACACTTGATACTAGCTTTGCATCATTTACTAAATCTTGTATTGAATTATATTCCTCGTTAGCAATTGCTTTAATGAAATCAATGTATAAAGATTCTTCTAGTATATGAGCTGTTTCATTATCACTCATGGCATCTTTAATATCATTGATTCTGTTTCGTATTTCCTCTGTCAGCATAAATTAACTATTTAATTTTCAATACTAGTTTCTTGTTTTAATTGTCCTATATTCATATCAAGTAAAGTTAATCCAAGGATCATCTTCAATTTGGTACTCACCAGTGCCACCACATTGATGACACTCTTCTTCTTCGTCATTGTATAATTCGCCAGTACCATGGCACATCATACACATTATGGGTAATGATAGTATTTCTTCCATTATACTTCAGGTTTAAAGATTGGAAAATCATTTATATAATCATCTAGGTTTGAGTTATGATGAAATGCTTCTAACAATGCTGTTAGATCTGATACATACTCTCTATCATAACTCTTATCAAGATGTAATGGGCTAAACAGAAAATGCTTATATAGTTTCACAAATACATTCCAGAGACCTGGATACTTATTCATCTAAATTACTCACTGATTTAAAGAAATCATCAATGTCGTAATTATTTAGATGGATAAGTAATGAATTCATATCTTTCTTTTCCATTAGAATTTACCTTTAGTTTGTTCTAAACCTTTTTCTTGCCATTGAGACCTGTCATAATCCTCAAGAGATTGATCTAATTGATCATCTTGAAAATCAAACTCAGTACCTTTAGCTTTACGATTCATTACTTGCTCTAGGTAATCATCCATTGGATCAATATTTTTTGCTTTATATTTCTTCATTGTATTAGAGTTTAAGATTAATAAATGATTTAGTGGCTAGTCCCAGATTCGAACTAGGAAGGTTGATTATTTCCCCTTATACCGTACTCACACATTGCTGCGCTTACTAGCCTTGTAATTGAGCAGTTTTATATCATACTCAGGATAATACATTACTTCTTAAAATAATTTCTCATTTTAGTAGTGTCGTCTAAATCGGCATTAGTGATAGGCTTATCAGAATACTTATGTAGTAGTTTTAATAAACCTTTCCTATTTACTTCTTTTAGACTAGTAGCCTTCTTGAAATAACGGTTACCTTTATCTGTATTCTTATACTTCAATGTGCTATCTTTTAAGATGTTAAATAGAATTTCTCTTGTTACATTGAGTCTATCATTTTCCGTCCATATAGCATTAAGAACTTTATTAACACTGTCTCTACGCTGGATAAGACGCTCTAAGCTATCTCTGCTATTCTTATCTCTTTGAAGTTCTGCATTAGATTTAATATCTCCATAGTTAAAGTATAGTAAGGTAGATAGCATGATAACTAATAATGCGATTAAGGATAAGACTAATTTTTTCATTGTATTAATTGTTTAAAGTAAATGAATGACCGCAATTTGGACACTTGTAACAAGATACTAACCAAGGAGGACCTAATCTTATCCAAGTCCTACCATTAGTTGTTACAAGCTGATTAATAATACCCTTGCTGCGGATTACAGGAGTATTACATTTTTTACATAGTATACCTTTAGGTTTTCCCATTGTCTTTCTTTTTAAAATCTCTGATTTCTTGAAGCTTTAATATTTCTTCAGGGAGAATACTTCTATATCTTCTATTGATTAATTTATTAATAGCTTCTTGATAAATGATCTTATCATTACGATAGTCATCAAAGATGTTGCTTGTTGTATTCATAATAATTAGTTTATTGTGACCCCTCCATAAGGAGGACGCTCTAAGCCTAACACCTGTTTATACTCACTTAGATGAGTTTATTGCAAAAGAATATTCTTGTTTACTGAAACTTGAAAGACGACATTTTATATCTTCTTTCTTTAGTAGATTATAAATTGTTTCAGCAACATCATAATCAATAATACCTAATTCTATTTCAGTACCATTGTCATTAATGATTGTTAAATATTTCATTGTTTGAATTGTTTGAATTGTTTGAATTGTTTTGTAATAAATATAAGAATATGAGTAGTTTAATATCTTACTCAGGATCATTTGCTACTTGTGCATCATCATTGCAAGCATCTCAAGATACTTAGTTGCATTCTGAACCATCTGATTAGGGTAATCAGATGGATTTGCTACGATTATTTCTGCTGTTGTCTTGTTCATTTGTATTCTTTGTTTAAAGCGTCGAAAATATAAAATATGATTATAATTGATAAAATAGTTGTCATTATCTTTTGTTTTTTATTGACAATAGTGAAGCCCAGTACTTGTAGGTGTCTAAGCTAATGATTTGACCTGCTATCTCTACTTCACCAAGAATAGCATTAGTCTTTGGAACAACTCCCTGTTCCAAAGCTATTTTAAATACTTCAAATGACATAATTATAAGAATAATAGGGTTAATATGATGATTGAACTAATTGGTATAAGAGTTAATAACTCTATAGATGTGTCTACCAACACTTCTTTTAGTGTTGGTAGAATGATTTCATCTTTATCAGGATTGTATTTCACTATTTTAAATCTTTTAATTGTTTTATTTGTTTAAAAATACATATTCTCTGTGAACTCTACCAAAATAAGTGTCAATAGACTCTTCATCATTCCATTGTATATCATTAACAATGAAATCATATTGTTCTTTAGTGAACTTATTAGTAGTAATTTGATTATAAATCTCTAAACCTTTTTGTCCATATAAGTTACTGAGCGCATCTTTTAATCTAATCATTGTTGATAATATTTAAAATGTAATGAAAAATTGTGCGTGTAATAGTGATATTGTGAATAATGTTGGAGCGCATCTTCTACTGTTGCGATTACTGTATAGTCACGTCATTGATGACATAAGCCATCAATGACGCATAACTACAACTATGCAGCATTATCCAATTCAGCATCCTTTTTAGGTTTAAGCGTACGCTTAGTACGTTTTAGCGATTTAGGTTTATCACCAATTACACTAGCACCACGTTTAACACTAAAAGTAGGAATACCAGGTATTTCTTCAATCTCATCAGCATCCATTTCACGGGCTTCTTTCCCAGAAACAAGTTCTTGATTATCTTTATGATAGTAGTAAGTAGGAGTATACTCCATAATTACCGTTGTTGCGGTATTACCAGCTACCATAAAAGGGTATTTTGGACCATTTACTTCATCAGCAGGAATACCAACATTGAATCTAAACTTACCAAGTTGTTCCCAGGTGACAACACCACCTTGTAACTCGAATAAACGATTTAGCATTTTACGCGCATTCTGATGTACTGTATTGAAAGTAACAATAGCAGTAGCACCATCCTTAGTACTACCTACATTAAACATAGGAAGATCAGCAACAAATGCTTCAGCAGTATCTAGTTCATCAATAGGCAACATATCTGCTGCTATTTCAGGTGTCACCAATGTTTGAGCATTGGTATTAACCAATGTAAGGTCTTGAACTACTAGTGATCTGAACTCTTTCTTGAATGCCTTAGTATTAGCTGCTGACATTTTACCTGTAAAGTCTTTAACGTAAATCATAATTATTTGTGTTTTAGAGTTTAAAATTGTGTGAAACACCCAATTCTCCCTTAAGGGGGGGCTGGGCAAGCCGAAACTTAGTGGGGGTGATCTTGTGGATATAGGTACATAAATTTAATATTTTATAATTTTTATAAAACTATCATAAAAAACCTTACTATTTATTTGGATAGTAAAAATCTTTTTTGCACCTTTGTAGTATGATAACGAAACAAAAAAATTATGATAACTACTATTATTATATTAGCTTTTATTGCAGGATTTTTTAGTAATGAAGTTATGAGTAATAAAGATAAAAAAAGACTTATAGCAAGGGAAGAATCTAAAAGAAAAATTTTACTATTAGAAAACAATACTCTTAAAGAGTCTATGGTTAATAGTATCATTATAGGTTCTGAAGTATACTTTACACATAAAGGTAACTTACTTAAAGGAGAATTACATGAATATGAAAATAGCTCTTATGGTGAAAAAATAGAGATTAGAATATATGGTGTACCTAAAGTATCATATGAGTATAAAACATATAAACCTAATGCTTTCTATTATACTAAAGAGCAAGCCATTGAGGAAATAACAAAAAAGAATTTAAAAGAAATTGAAAATGTAAATAAATTATGGGATTAATATTAGCATTATTAGGAGGATTATTTTTAGGTTTAGGTTCTATACCTTTATCTAATAAAAAACTAAAAAGACTTAAAAGATCATTAGAGGGTTACAGTAATCGTAATCAAAATTTACTTGAAAACTATGAGAGTAAAGAAAAAGAATTAAGAACCTTAGTAGATGAAGTATATGATCTTAGAACTAAGCTTAATGATAAGGATTGGGAAATTGAAAGTAAAGAGCAATCGTTAAATAGCATGCATATTGAGTTAAGAAATATGTCTTGGAATCACGAAGATGAAATATCCAGGTATAAAGATAAGATAGAGGAGATGCAGAAAGATGCAGAAGTTTTTATGAAAGAAGGAATTAAGAAACTTTATCCTTTACTTGGAAATGTAGTATACTTTGAATATGAGAATAACATATATAATGGTAGACTTATGGAAATAACATTTCAAAATGATGAGCCAGCATTTGTTATTAGTGTATTAGGTAGAAAGCAAAATGGTGATTATCTTAATCCTAAATATAAGACTAACTATACTAAGGTGTTTAGACCAATGATTTATGCTTCATTAGAAGATGCAAGAGAAGCATTAATTGAAAAGCATAAACTTAAAATAAAATATTTAGAAGCAATAGGTTATGAAGAAGAGGATACAAGTAGTGACAGCAGAGGAGACAGTAGTTACTAGAACTAGAAAGATTTCCTTTGAAGCTGAAATGGACTTTGTGCAGATGTACATGTCTTTTGCACAAACATTATTAAAATACAATCCTAGTTGTGAAATAGCCTTATTAATATATGGTACTACGCATATGGATAAGAATAACTATATTCACATGGATAAGAGATTCAAAGATTCCTTTAATGACTTCTGTAAAGAGTATGGTTCTAAAGGATTCTCTGAATCACATATAAATAAGAGTCTTAGGAATCTAGTCAATGGTAAGAGTCTTATTAAAGTACGTAGAGGAGTATACAGGGTTAATCCTTATGACTTCTGGAGAGATTTAACAAGTAATAGAATTGGGGAACTTAAACAAATAGAGTATAATGAGCAAAACAACAATTGATGAAGCTAGAGGTAAAACTATATTTCACATTGAATTTCATGATGACAATAATATAATGAGAATTATATTTGACGATGATAGTTATTTTGAAGTATATGCTGAAGACAGTTGGTCAGGACCATTTATAAACTTTTATATATGAGTAAAGCAGTAGAAACAACACAAGATGATATAGATGCTTATGAATTCCAAAAAGAGATGAGAAAAACACATCCAAGCTTCTGGTGTTCAACTCAGGGTTATTTAGACTTAATGGCTTTAAGTAAGCAATTGGAGGAGGATGAAGAAAGATTTTGGTATTCTAAGTATAATGAATCAACTGACAGCCCATAGTAGAAAGAGGGAAAATGAGATAAACCTCTCATCCTCAAACTCTTAGGGTTTAAGAAACTATCATGGGGTGATAGTATTACTACTCCCTGATGATAGTTATTACTATCGTGTGACGATAGTTTCTATTTTCCGAAAGAAATTAAATAATACGAGTCAAGTAAATTAATAAATATTTTTATAACTATAAGAAAAATTAATTATGAATATTAAAGATTATCCAGAGTTAGTAAAAAATGGAAGATGGGGAGTGATATTAATGTTAAATCACAATGATCCACAAACTATTTCTGTATCTGTTGAAACAGAAAAGAATGGTAAAGAATACATGCAAGATATATTCGATGTTTTAGTAAAAACATATTCTAGTATTAAAATAATAAAGTCTTATCAGATAACTATGGAGAAAAATGGTTATGCTGATAATACGGGATATAAAAGTATAATTCATGATAACTTTGCGATTATACCATTTGGTGATGAAATACAAATAACTTGTATTGACAAAGCAGACTTAGATATAGTTTTAGAAACAGTAATGCCATTTCGCAAAAAGGAAAATAAGGAAAAGTTCTTTATGAACTTTATTGTTATCAGTAGTAATGGTTATAGTACTATTCGTAAGAGAATAGATAGAGTAGATGTAGACACAGATCTATATTATGAAGGTCTTGATTATAACAAGCTTAAAAATTCATTAAAATCAGATAAATCAGGATTAGTATTATTAAGTTCTCCTCCTGGTAGTGGTAAAACATTCTTAATTAAAAAACTTAATCAGGATATTAAAAAAGACTTTATTATTCTTGATCCATCTATTATTCATGATATGGGTTCACCTAAGATGACTAACTTTTTAATTAACAACCTAGATAATAAGATCTTAATATTAGAAGATGGTGAAAACATTCTTAAAGATAGAGCTATGGTAAATAATAACTTTGCCTCTACATTACTTAATATGAGTGATGGTATAATAGGTGATGTTTTAAAGAGTAAGATTCTCATTACTTATAATAATGGTGATCATATAGACGATGCTTTTAAAAGAAGTGGTAGACTTTTATACCATGGTCAGCTTCAAGAGTTACCATCTAGTAAAGTTAAAGCTATAGCTAAGAAGCTTGATAAGAATATTGATCAAGCTATGGTATTAGCTGACATCTTTAATAGTGAAGATAATAATAAGGAAGAAAAACGTAAAATAGGATTTTAATATGGAAAGAACATTTAAGAAAACAGATTATGGTTACCCTATGATCTTAGCAATAGATTTTGATGGTACAGTAGTAGAGCATGCATTTCCAGGAATAGGTAAGCCAATGCCAGGGGCTATTGAAACTCTTAAAGAGTTATATGAACACTACAAGCTTATCTTATGGACTTGTCGTACAGATGAATCATTAGAAATGGCAATAGAATGGTTAGAGGAGCAAGGGTTAAAATTTGATGCTTACAATGCTAACATTGATAGGCTTAATTTTGCAGATCCAAAAATATTAGCTAACATTTATATAGATGATAGAAACTTTGGTGGATTCCCAGGTTGGGACAAGATAAAAGAAGAATTGTTGTGATATGGTTTATAATATTAGTAATAATAGATATAATTGGTTTAATATACATAATAGAAAGTAATGGCGAGAAGACCAATGCCTCAAGATGAGGTAATAAATGATAGAGAGATGGATGTAATGCTTCCATCTCTTATTAATATAGATTATGATAGTGACTTCCCTGTAACAGATATTATACAGGTATTTGAGTTCTTAGAGCTATCATTGGATAAAGGTAATGATGTAAAACTCATTAGAAAGCATTTAATTAATTCGGATTTATTTGATGAAGGACTTGATTATTGTATTATTCCAATAGCGTCTGAAGAAACGCTAGTTGATAATCAGGGACTTACAAAAGAAGAATTGGAGAAAAGAGGGATTAGTACTAGATTTAAAAAATCTTTCAAATATGCTGTAACTCTTGATTGTGCTAAAATGTTATCTGCTACTATACGTAGTAAAAAGCAAAAGTTAGTTCTTAAGTATCTTTTAGAATGTGAAAAGAAGCTTAAGAGTTTAATGAAACAATTACCAGAGGATTACAGTACAGCTCTTAGACAATTAGCTGATTATCATGATGAGATTAAAGAAGCTAAACCTAAAGTAGAGTTCTTTGATTTAGTAAAGGAGGAAGAAGATTTATATTCTATAGGTGAAGTAGCTAAGATATTAAGACAGCGTGGTATAGGTAGGAATAACTTATACTTACTACTTGATGGTAAATTCTTAGATAAGAAGAGAATTCCTTATCAGAAATATATTGAGTCTGGCTTATTTGAGTACAAGATAGGTAAGAAAGTAATGGTTACTTCTAAAGGTCTTATTAAGATACAGGAAGAATTAGGAGTTATAGATACTATTAATAGGAGTACATGGAGTAATAATGAAATAATTGATGAGCTTAATAAGAGTTTCTTACAGCTTAAGTTTGATTCATCTTCACATACTTATAAGGTAAATGGTAATCAACGTACTAGTGTAACTACCTTTACTAAAGATTACAAGCCTGATTTTCCTGCTCAAATCATAGCTGCTAAATGTGCTGCTAAGGGAGCAAGAGAACGAGACTATAAATATGCTGGTATGAGTAAGCAACAAATATTAGATCAATGGGCTGCTACATCTAAGAAAGCTGCTGATAGTGGAACTATTGTCCATGATGCATTAGAGAATTATATAGATACAGATGGAGAAGATTTTGGTAGGGAAATATTTCCAGATACAGTAGAGGGTAAAAAAATAATACAAGGTACTTTGTTTTTACAAGATTATTTAAATGAATATGAATACTTGATACCTGAATTACGTATATATAGTGAAGAATATCCATTAGCAGGAACAATTGATTTGATAGCTAGAAATAAAAAAACAGGAAATTTAGCACTCATTGATTGGAAAACTAACAAGGATTTATTAAATTCGCGCAGTGCTTATTTAAAAGCTCCGTTTAATGCATATCCTGCTACTGATCTAAATGGTTATATGTTACAGTTAAGTACATATAAATTAATACTTGAATCTTCTACTGCCTTTAAAGTAGATGAGCTAGTTATAGTTCACTTGTTAGAAGATAAATATGTTAGATACGATGTTAAAGATGTATCTGAGATTATTAAAGCAGGTTTATGATAAATGAGAATATTTATACTCAGCTTTCAATTAAGCTTGATTATAGTAGAGATGAAATTAAAAAAGTAGTACAAAGTCAGTTTTCTTTGTTTGCTAAACAGCTCGCTCATGAAGATGACAAAGGAGAAAATATAAGGTTTATGTATTTAGGGGCTTTCAAGAAGAAGGCTCCTAATATACATGAGTATGTTAAAGAGATTAAAGCTCTACCTCCTAAAGAGAGACAAGCATATAAAGAAATGGTTAGAACTAAATATATAGAAAATGAAAGTAGTAAGATTAAAAACAAAGTACGAGGTTAAGCCTTATACTAAAGGAATGGAAGATGGATTTATTTATGAACTTAAAAAAGAGAATCCAGATTTTAATCCTAATAAACCTGAAAAGGGAAAGAATCAAAAGTATTTTGTATCTAGGTATAACAAGGAAGGATATGAGAATCTTGTTAAAAAGAAAGTAGATGGTAAAAAGCGTTATTACGCAAAACAATTTACTAAGCTACCTATTATGCGAACTGCTGATGGTTCAGCAAAACTTGTAAATAAGGATAGTATAATCCTTACCGAAGTTGGAACATTTAAAAGATTAGTAGTAACTGAAGAAGAATTAAAAAGAAATTATGAAGAGACAAATAGCTGATCAAGGTGATGGAGTATCATATTGGCTCCCACGATGGAAGAAGGATGAAGAAGCTGAATTAGGATTTTCACCAGAAAATCCTAATTATGATGAGACAGGACAAATGACTTTTTACTTATTAAAGTTTATAACAGGTAATACTCCTGGTAGTCATCCTGAAGCTGTAATTGTAGCTTTAATTGAATATCTTACTCATAAGAATAAAAAGCTTAAGAGTAAAAGAATAATAAACGCTATTACATCATTGGAGACTGCCTTATGGGAATTAGAAGAAGGAGAAAGAAAGAAGACTTCTTATATTGCTAGACCTAAAGGTAAAGTTGAAACTATAACAAAAGAGGAAGATGAGGGATAAAGTAGTTATAAATAAAAAAGAAGATCTTGACTACAGATATTTAAACTTTCTATTAGAGTATTTAAAAGGTACTGATCTTAGAGAGAATCAAGAAAGACAAGATATTCATGAGATGATTTATATGGAATTAGGTGTAGAAAGAGAATACACTATTAAAGATATGTTTGATGAAGAAAATTAAATTTGGATTAATGAGATCATTAGGATTTCATGCAGCATTTGCATTGATTAATGATCTTATTATAAATAAAATGGCTGCTAATACTAAAGAGGAGAAGGAGCAAAAGACTATGACTCTTAGTTTAGTAGCATATATTAAAGATTACTTGAAAAAGTTAATCAAGCTTAGAAACAAAGATCATGTTAATATGAATATTATTAACATTGAAGAAACAGAAGAAGGTTACACAATTAAAATAAAAAATAATGCACGGAGCAATTCACAATAGTTTAGAAGAATTCATTGTTGATCCTAATATTCAACCTCATAGATATGAGAGAAGAAGTGAAAAGGAGGCAGCAGTACAAATAGTAAAAAAGGGATATACATTGCATCCCACATTTGATTTTATTAAAATAGCATTACCTGAGAAACTTTATGATGATGCAGGGAACCAGGTTACTAAGAATAATATTTACTTACCAGAAGGTGCAGTAGATCATCAAGCTTATGAAGAAGCTAATATGTTATTTCCAGTTGAAGAGTTTGGTCCTGCTGCATTAGATATGATGGTAGGTAAAGAAACTTCATTTGGCGTAGGAGATTATGTAATGATTTATGTTTCTAAGGGTACTGATCCGCAAGGAGCACAGATTAAGATTCCTTCAGGTATCATCTTTAAAGATGGTGATGGTAGAGAAAAAGCTTTACTTAAAAGCCATGAAGTTCTTGGTTATGTAACTAAGGAAGAATATGAGGAAGACCTTCAAGAAGAGTCTCTTACTCTTGAAACAGGCTTATTCGATGATATTGGAGTAAAAGAATAAACTAATATTATATATGAATAATTGGAATCAATTAGCACAAGAGGGGTACAGTGAGTACATCCTCTTTTGTGCTTCTATAAGAAACTGGATTTCTTTTGAAGAATATAAAAAGAGAAATGGGTATAATAGAAAATAAATATAAGTGGCCTATTAATGGTAATCCTGTAGATGCTATTAGTAATTGGGATAGTTATCGTCCTACTAGTGATAGAGATAAGATTATTGAGGCATATAGAAAAGCAACAGAGAAATGGGATACATGGGATAATGTACCAGCTAGTGCTGTTGCTGAAGAGTATGTTAATAGAAAAAGTATCATGAATGCTATTGACACGGAAGCTAAAATTAACGCATTACTTAATATATGGAAAGATATAGAAGTTAAAGAAGATGAGTTAATTGCAGGTAATGGTATACCTGATAATTCATTATCAATAGACTCAGACTTAGTTATTACTAGAGATAATTTACAAGAATGTATTACTACAGATGGTTTAAAGCTAAATAAAGATAATATGCATAAGCAAGAAAAATTCATAGCCTGGTTAGAAGGCTTCATTACTAATAAAGATGTATTAGAACAAGATGATATGGAAATCTTGCATGATAGATTAGAAGAATTAAATGAAGGATAAATTAAATCAATTTTCCACAACTGAAGGAGATGTTAATTTAGCCTTAGTATATGATTCGATAGTCTTTACTACGTGTAAGGATTATATAACCCCTATGCTTGCTCTTAGTTATAATAAGGGTGAAATAGGCGATAAGGATGGAAGAAAAAGATTAAGAGCTTTAAAAGAACTTAAGTATATTAAGAATAGATATGATCCTGAGTCATCATTTAGATCATATCCTTCTGAAGAGATAGATGCCAAGTGTTTAAAAGATGCTAAGTTACCTGGTAATCATAAATTCTCTAAACATATGGAGAGAGCTATTGAGGCTTTTAAAGATGAGTTTAGAGTAGGTAGTTCAGACATTGTAGATGAGTTTATTAACCATTTACATTCGAGTTCTCAAATGATTAATGATATTAGAGATTTAGCTAAAATGAAACTCGAAGAAGCTAAACAAGAAGGAGACTTAGTAATAGCAAAAGATTGCATGGCTATTCTTAAAGATGCTAACTCTGCTATTAAAGCTATACCTGATATTCTTAAGGAATTAAATAAGGCTAAAGATGAAGAACGGAAACAATTAGAATTTAAAACTGCTTCAAAAGATAAGACATCTTTTGAAATCAATTATATGCAAGATTGGATAACAGCTCAATTATGATATTAAGAATAGGAAGCAAAGGAGATGAAGTTAAATTACTTCAAAGAAAATTAAATAATATATTATATGATATTGAAACACCATTGCCAGGATATATTAGTCCGATAGATATAGATGGTGTTTTTGGTAGAGCTACTGAAACTGTATTAATGTATATTCAAAACCTTAAAGGTTTGGTTAGAGATGGTGTAGTTGGAGCTAAAACTTGGAAACTACTAGATGTAAATCTATATGATCCTAAGTGGTTATGTATCCATGTTACAGCTACTCCAGAAACAAATCCTTATATTACAGCTAAATGGGTTAAAGATTATCATATAAATACTTTAGGTTGGGATAAACCTGGTTATAATTTTATTATAGATCAAGAAGGTTTTTTATTTAATATTCATGATATTAGACCTGAAGATGGTCTTCAACTTGAAGAAACTACTTATGGTATAGGAGGTTGGAGAGATCAAGCTGCTATTAATATATGTTTAATAGGTGGTTTAGATAAAGATGGTAAAGTAAAAGATACAAGGACTGAAGGACAAAAGAAAAAGCTAGAAGATATAATCAGAAGATATTTAGATATATATCCTGATATGAAATTAGTAGGACATAACCAGTTTACTAATAAAGCATGTCCATGCTTTTCAGTTCCTAAGTGGGCAAATTCTATTGGCATTAAACCAGCTAATATAGAATATCAGGACCCATTTGGTTATGCAGCAAATTTTAATGGATAGATCGTATCAATGGTGGGAAGGGGACATTCCTATTGTGGAATTCCCTAAACCTCCTATTATAACTGGTCCACAAGATATATACCGTAATTGGTCACTCACTAACACAAGATATTTTAGAGAATCAGCATTACATTTCTATAAACATGGTAGATATACTTTAGCTCCTCCTAACACAAGAGAATGGATTGAATTCTGGGCTAGAGAATCAGCAAGATGTCTTCATGGAATGAAAGTAGGAGATTTATGGATAAGCGGTAAACATTACTTTTATCTTAATTATTGTCCTATTGATAAAATTCCAGATCAAGATTATCTTGAAATGCACCCACATACACCAAGATACAACAAAAAGATATTATTACCTTCACCTTGGGAAGTTGATTTTCAATGGTGGTATACTAAGGAATGGGTTAGACAAAAGGCAGAAAAGGGAGATCTTGATTGTCACATAATTTGTCTTAAAACTCGTCGTGCAGGTTTCTCATATAAAGAAGCTGCTGAAGGAGTATACAATTATATATTCCTTGGTAGTAATAGTGCTTATTATGCTCACCATAAAAACTATCTTGAGAAAGATGGTATTTTTAATAAGGTAAATCAAACATTAGAATATGTAGAGAAACATACACCTTGGAAGCTTACTAAAGCTCAAGGAGGTAATAGGCAAATGTTTAAACAAGCTGCGGCTACTGGTGCTAAGATGATGGCTCAAGTAATTGATGATCCTCATAAAGCTCGTGGCGGTGGTTTAGCTAAAGTAACATTTGAAGAAGGTGGTTCATTACCTGGAGGTCTTACTGCGTGGCAAGTATGTTTACCAACAGTAAGAGAGGGTGGTGTAACTGTAGGATTTATGACTATCTTTGGTACTGGTGGTGGTGGTAAAGAAAGTGCAGAGCAAACCAATGATGGTATGGAAGCTCTGGAAGAAATGTATTATAAGCCAAAAGCATATGGTTGTGTATCATTTGAAAATATATGGGATGAAGGATTAAGAGGAACTGAATGTGGTTTCTTTGTACCTGCAACCATGGTTCGTAGTAAGCACATTGATAGAGATGGTAACGTAGACAAAGAAGGAGCATTTGAAGATGTTATGGTGGAAAGAGAAATGGGTGCTGAAGCTAAAAATGCTGAATTGGCTAGAGCTGAGAATCCTATTACTCCACAAGAAGCTCTTAAAAGACCTGGAGGAAATACATTTCCTATAGAGGAAATATTAGCACAGAAGCATTATATTCTTGCTAATGAAATACATAAAAATCCTAAGAGGATTAAAGTATATGATATTGAAGGAGATAATGTAAATACAGCTAGATTAGTACATGATCCTAACTTAATGCCATATATGGCATATCCTGTAAAAAAAGATGGTAGAGAGAAACCAGCATATCCTACAATTATAGAAGATAGGTATACAGAAGTAAATAGTGTTGGTAGAGAGGAAGTACCAGGAGAAATAGGGGATATATATCATATCGTAGTAGACCCTGTGATGAAGGATAAAGCTCCTACTTCTGCATCTGTATTTGCAGCATATGTAATGAAAGCTCCTAATAAATATGATAATAGAATAGCAAATAAACCTGTAGCATGGCTTGTTGGTAGATACCATAGGCGAGATAAGTACTATATAAGATTATTTGTACTTGCTAAACATTTCAATGCTAAGATTCAAAGTGAGCAACAAGGTGGAGGGGATGGTATAATAGATTATGCTAGAGAGAATGGTTTCGAGCATTATTTATCACATGATTTAACTTTTGATAGTACTAAGGAAATAAATATAGATAAGCAGTCTGATTTCTTTGTTAATATGAGTACTAGACGAGAGAACTCTTCAATTTCATATTTGAATGATTGGCTTAGAGAAGAAGTTAGATTTGATCCAGATCACCCAATTGCAAAAGACGGAAAGGTACTTAGGGTACATTATATATATGATCTTGGACTACTTACAGAGTTGGAAAAGTACAACGATGAAGCTAACTTTGATAGAATTTCTGCATTAAGGCTTTGGGCTTTGCAGATTAGACAACTTGCATTACAGGAACAAAATAAGAAAGAAGAGGATGATGATTTCTTTGACAGAATGTTTACAGGACAAAGTACTCAAAAGGCTAATGTCTATATGAACGCTGAAGGAGATGTTATTGGAAATCCTAACACTACTAGAGAGAAAGTTTCTGGATTTGGTGAATTATATCCTACATTCAGAGAGAATAGAAAGAGTGGTGTATTAAATGATTTATTTTAATGGCAAAGACTAGACAAATTTATACAGGCAAGAAGCCTAAGATGAAAATAACTAGTTCTAAGAAATATGCCGATGATCAAGAATGGTTTAAAATGTGTGTAGATTATTTCATAACTAATTCCAGATTTAAAATTCAGGATGAGGATTATGAGTTTACAAGACGTTTATACGATATGTATAATAATAGAATCTACGAAGACACATTTGACTATATTAGTAATCCGTATAACGCGATTGATAATGATACTTATACTTTCCCTGCGAAAGTACGTCCTTATAATATAGTACGACCTATTGTTGATAGATTCCTTGGTGACTTCAAGGAAAGACCATACACTTATACAGTTAAGGTTAATAATCCAGATGCCGTATCTATTATGAAAGATCAACAGCATCAAAGATTATTACAATCAATGGAGCAACTATTTATAAATACTGCTTCTCAGTTGGACCCTGATAATTATTATGGGGAAGTACAACAGCCTGAAACTCCAGAAGAAATACAAAGATTTTTCAATCATGAGTATAAAGATGATAGAGCTGCACAAGGTCAGTTTGTATTAGATTATATTAATGAGAAAGAATTAGTATTTGAAAAACATAATGATATGTTTATTGATTGGCTTATAGCAGGTGAAGTATTTTCTTATAAGGAGCCACTTAGAGAAGATATGTATTATCAGAGAATTGATCCTTTATACTTTGATTATGATCATAATAGAGGCAATAAATATGTAGAAGATGCAGAATGGGCAGTGCGACTTATTTATATGAACATCTCAGATATTGTAGATTATTTCTATGATGAGCTTACTCCTAAAGAAATAGACATGCTTGAGAAGTTTGTAAGTACTGGTAATTCTGGTATTACAACTGCTAGACGATCTATTCATAGAGAAAGAGATTGGTCATATGATACTGTAGAGGTGTATCATATAGTATGGAAGGCATATGACAAGATAGGTATTCTTAAATACCTAGATGAATTTGGAAGAGAACAAGAAGAAGTAGTAGATGATACGTATAAACCAAGAGAAGGAGAAGAAATTGAATGGTTATGGGTATCACGAGTATATGAAGGATGGAGAATTTATGGAGAAGGTAATAAAGAAATTTATCTTAGAATTAGACCCATTCCTCATCAAAGACATGAGGTTAATCAAAAATCTTCATGTAAGTTACCCTATAATGGTGTAAGATACAGTGATAGGAATTCAAGAAATACTTCTCTTATGAGATTATTGTATCCTTATCAAGTAATGTACATTATTGTGATGTACTATATAGAAAGATTATTAGCAAAACATAGAGGTAATGTATTCCTCATTGATAAAAATGTAATACCTCGTAATGGTAATTGGGACATGACTAGATGGCTTCATATGGTAGAAGCTGCTGGTATTATGTTTATTGATAGAAATAATCCTAATGCTGATAGAAGCTTTAATCAATATAATTCTATGAACTTAAGTACACTTAATGAAATCATAGGTATGATGCAATTAGCAGATTTCTATAGAAATGAATGTTTTAGATTAGCTAATATTCCACCTGAAAGAATGGGTGAAGCATCAGCAAGTCAAAGAGCATCAGCTATAGATGAAGTAGTAAGTAATTCTTTAATTGCAACTGAGGAAGTATTTGCTAACTTTGATGATTTTGTAAGAAGTGAGTGGGCAGGAATATTAGATGTATCTAAGTTCTGTTGGGTTTCAGATGGACTTAAGAAGATGATGGTGTCTAATGATTTACGTAATAGCATATTAGAGTTAGATCCCATTGAATACACTGAAGCAGATTTTGGTCTTACTATTACTTCAAGTAGAAGAGATAAAAAGATACTAGATATAATGAAGCAGAGAACTCAGGAATTTTCACAAAATGGTACTGATCCTGTAGATGTATTAAGTATACTTGAATCTCAGAGTATTGCTCAAATGAGGAATAAACTTAAAGAAGTAAAACAAGATATGCTTAAGAGAGAAGAGGATGCTACTAAAAATGAGCAATCACTTCAAGAAAGTCAAGATAGAATCAATAAGCAATTTGCATTATTTGAGCATGCTTTAAGTAAAGAACTTGAACAAATGAAAATTGACGGCCAGATTAAAATTGCTCAAATTAATAATGAGTTAAGTGATGGCAGTAATGATGAGGCTAAAACTAGACTTGAATACATGAGTAAAGAACGAGATAGACAGCAGAAAGATAATGAAGTACGTATTAACCAAGCTATGAAAGCTGCTGAATTAGGTCTTAAGAATAAAGAAATAGAGAGTAAAGAACGAATAGAAAATAAGAAAGCTGAAACAGCACTTAAAAACAAAGTAGCAGGAGAAAAATGAGGAAGCTATGTAACTGGGCAATAAAGTGGATAATACGTATGGGAAAAGAAGGTATAATTACAATGGTTTTTTTGTTATGTTTTGCAATAGCTTATGAGTGGTATTCTGTAACCTATAAAGCTGAATCTACTATTAATATGAGTACTGTATTACAATATACTACACTACTTAGCTTATTTAGATTCTATGCTTTATATGGTAGAAATAAAGAAGCTGCTCGTAACATGAAGCAAGACTATAAGATTTTAGACAGTAAACTGAATGGCATCACTGACGAATTTAAAACAATAAAGAAAGATGTGATTTCACTTAAATTAGCAAAAGATGGAAAAGAATGGTAGCGGGCATAAGAAGATGAGAATGCAATCTGTAGTTACTAATATAGTAGTTATAGGCGCATTTCTTACTATGAATTATGGATTTAGTATTGCAGCATTTACTAGTAAAATAGTAATGAGCGAGACAGTATTAATAGCTTTCATAGGTATGATTAGTAACATTGTTTCTATATTTCTAGGTATGAAAATAGGACAAGCTTTAAAATCTAAAGAAGAAGTAGAAAATAAAGACATATAATATTATACTGAATTTTAGCTTTAATATTCCACTGTATTATTATGAATAAAAACCTTATATTTGTATGATATAGTAACCTTTAAATTAATTATGAGCGAAATAGAAAACACAGTTGTACCTGATTTAGGTGATAACCCTGAGCAGGAGCAAGTTCAACGGGAGCAACAACAAGTTGAAGAAGTTGAATTATCAGAAGCTGATGCAAAGCAGCTAGAAGAAATCTTAGATAAGGATGAAGAGCAACTCAGTGATGCTGAGAAGGAGTTCTTAAAGAAGAATGAGCAATTCATTGAAGATGATACTTTGCAAAAAGAAATTGAAGAAGGTATAGGTATTCAATTTGAAGGAGATTTTTTCTCTGGAGAACCAACTGCTGAGAATATTATTAATGCTTTTGGTGAATATAGAGAAGAAATTGAAAACCAACAATTTGAAAAAGCCTTTGAAACAATTTATAATCTTGACCCTAGATATTATCAAATGTTACGTATGGCTAATGACCAGCGTTTACCATTTGAAGAAGTGATGAAATCCTTTGTCAGCAATGGTTCAGATTTGACACAACTTAGCGCAGGAGAAGATTTAAAAGCGGAGCAAGTAATTAGAGAAGAACTTGCAGAATCAGGAATTCCTGATGTAGCTATTAACAATACCATTAATCAATATAAAGAAGATGGTTCATTAATCTCTGAAGCTAATAACATTATACAAAGCATATTACAGGAAGAACAACAAAATACTTATCAAATGCAACAAATGGAACTTCAACGTGAAGCACAGCTTGAAGAAATGGAGGACCTTGTATATGATAGTATTGAAGATCAAATCTTTAGAAAAGGCAAAGTAGCTAATTTCACTATTCCTGTTAATGAGCGCAATACATTTTTTAGATACTTAGATAACAGTTTAGATATTACACCAGAAGGTCAAGTAATATCATACAACTTTGCTTCAGTTAATGACTTAGAGAATATCATTGCTAATGCATGGTTTGCCTTTAAAGGAGGTGACTTAAATTCATTTGTAGAAGCTGATGCTAAGACTAAGAATGCTAGAAAAATTAAAAGAAGAATTAAACAAACATCGTCTATGCCTAATGGTACGGGAGTGGGTAGTGGTGGAAGCACTGTCCAATTAAATGAAATTTTTAGATAAATATGGCAAGCGTAATAAAAGATATTATGCGTGTCGAGGAAGCAAAATTTGATTCAAAATCAAACCTGGACACGAATAACTGGTACTTGCAAGGTCATGGTAAACCTGACTTGCTTACTAGCACAATTATTAACTTACTGGATAGTCGTAATGAAGCTTATCCTATTTCTGCTATGAAGTGGAAAGAGGCTTTTGGTGTACAGAAGCCAGAGATGAAGCGAATGAAAGATATAGAATATCACTATCCTATTATGGAAAGATATTTCCAAAACTTGAAAGTTGTATCTACAACTGGAACTGGTCAGTATCAGCAGGAATTTACTATTAATAGTGAGACTGACTGGGTAAAGAGATTTGCAATGGTAAGAAGCCCTCGTGGTACTGTTGCTCGTATTATGGATGACCCAAGAAGAAATCCAGCAACTAATCTCTTTGAATATAAATTAAAGCTCATTGGATCTAATCCATCAGAGCAAGTACCTACTGCTGATAGACAGCCAGGTACAGTATGGGGTGTAGTAGGAAGACCTGTTCCTGTAGTAGACCATACAAGCTCAAGACATCATATGAAAACTTGGGCTAAGATTAAGAACCAAGTTGGTATTGTCAGAAAAGACTACCAATGGGGTGATATTTCAGCACAGCGTACTCTGAATGTAACTATGAAAGTAGACACAGGAGGAGGTAATGTAAAAGAGACATCTATGTGGATAGATCTTTATACATACCAGTTTGAACAAGAGTGGTATGAAGAGATGGAAAACATGGACTGGTATTCTAAATATAATCGTGGTAAAGATGGAGAAATCACTTTAGAGGATTCACTTAACCAAGAGAAGATTCCTACATATGCAGGTATCTTTGATCAGATTATTAATAAGACTACACACTCTCGTCTTACATATAAATTGCTTGCTGATAGAATTTCAGATGCATACTATGGTATTCGTGATGCTAATAACATGACCATTACTCTTATGACTGGTCGTGGTGGTATTCGAGACATAGATCGTGCATTACGTGAATATGCAGATCAAACATTAGGTGTTCTTCGTGGGGCCAATGTTTCAGATAAATTTATTACTGGTACTGGAAGAAACTTAGCATTAACTGGTTTCTTTGATAGATTTGCCCACATTGATGGGTACGAGATTCTAGTTAAGCATAATCCTATTTTTGATGAAGGTCAGGTAGCTATTGCTCAACGTGATTCTGGATATGTACATCCTGAGTCAGGTTATCCGCTAGAGTCCCACAGACTTGTATTCTTGGATACCATGCCTGTAAGTGGTATGGCTAATATCCAACATCCTACTCATTTTGGGTATGATGATCCATACAATGAATCTATTATCCTTGGTGTAAGTGGTAATATCAATGATATTCCACCATCATTAAGACACTTAGTATCAGAAAAAGGAGTCAAGGTGGCATCTCATGAGAGATCAAGACATAGCTACCATAGATTCTGTTCAAAAGGAATACAAATTATGCGTGCAAATCGCTGTCTTGATATGAGAGCAATTCTGTAAGCATAAAAGAGTTCATAATTTAAGGGGTTAAGGAGGTACAATAGTACCTCCCCTATCTCTTAAATATAATTCAATAACCCAAAAAATAACTTTATATTATGGACAAAACTAAAAACCAAAAAAATCCCAATTCCCGAAAAATACGCATAATGAGAAAAATCCCATTTATGCAGCAGGCACAGAAACCAGAAGATGTTAGAGACTATTACGACAATGCATTTAAAGCTGTAGGTAGCAGTTTCGAATCAGCATTTTCTACCAAGCCAAGATCAGGTTTATCTGAAATGGAAGAAAGAGTATTACTTCCTTCTATTATTAATGTAGATCCTGAACAAGATAGAACAGAGTATAGAAAAGCAAGAGATACATTCTTTGCTGAATTATCAATTAAAGTTCCACCAGGAGGAACAGAACTTGAAATAGGATTAGAAGTAGATAACGATGCTCCAATTTTTACAGTTGAAAAGAAGACTAAAAAAATTGCTGGTATTGATTATGAAGTAGCGGAACCACATTTGGTTCAATCACCTATTGACCCTATGGGTTATATTATGTGGAAGTTTGCTTTATCTGCTCCTAATGTAGCAGCAGATAAAGAAGAATCAGATCTTTTACCATTTAATGTATGTGAATTTTACATTTATGATAAGACTTCTGAAGAAAGAAGAAGAGAAGAGTTACGTAAGCTTATTATTCAAGTTAATAAAGTTTATCATTCAATACAAGGTAAAACTAAGAAGGTAACAGAAATCCTATTAGCTCTTGGTCATAGAGTTGATCAAATGAGTGACTATGAGAGAAATGAAGCCTTACACAATAGAATTTATAATAATAAAAATAAGGATGAGTTAGAGCAATTCCTTGATCTTGTTAATGATGATATGTTAGCTGAACTTGCTTTAGTAGAAGAATTCTTAGCTTATGGTGTACTAAAAAGATATAATACTAGTATTATTGATCCTGAAGATTTAGTACCATTAGGTGATACTGTTCGTGAAGTGGCTGTGTTTCTTAGAAAAAAAGACGAAGATGCTAAAGCCCGTTTATCTCAATATAAGAGTAAGCTACGGCTTTCTAAACAATAATAAATAATATGCAAGGAGGTAACTCAACTAGATTCATCAGTGATGATCAACTGATTATGATTGATGATATTGAAGTCCAAAAACAAGGATATGATCCCTTTGCTTTAGCCCAACTATTGCAAGGAGGGATGATATTTAAAAGACCTGAATTTTACGCAGTTATTCGTAAAGAAGATTTCGTAAATGAAATTATAGAAGGAAATAATGATAGATAACAGTACACGATATATATTGACTATTGTTAGACAGGCTCTCCAATTGGGTCAGTCTAACAAATTTGGTCAATATACTGACACAGAAATTATAGATGCTTTTAATATTGCGCAGGAGCGGTATATTGAAGAGCTTGTAAAGAAGGTCCAAGAAACAAGTCCTGGTTATGATGGTAATGACAAAGCTGTACAGCATTTGCGTAATCATCTCCGTAGTCATAGAATATTGCCAGCAATTGCTCCTCAAAGATCAGGAGGTCTTGACTCGCAATATTATAGAAGGAATATGTTTTACAGTATTCTTCCACAAGACTTTATGTATACAATTTCTGATACTTCTGAGGTTGAATTTATACCTGGAAGTGTATGTGGTAGTGATCCTGATACTATTTGTACAACAAGTGGAGGTTATAAAGAGTATGTTGCTGTAGTTCCTTATCAGCAAGTAGCTTCTAATGAATGTCTAAATATCCCTAATTTTCGTATTATACTTAAAGAACAATTTGATAGTGCTACTTATCGAGATAATACTTTATTTAACTTAACTGATTTTAGTGGAGTTAGAGGTATTGAAAATGATAGTGATAAACGTCGAATTGTTGAATTAGTAGGTAATGTGTTAAACAGTAATAGGAGTACACCTGAATGGTTTAATTCCTGGTATGGTAGTACATTCCATCCTAATTATGAAATTGAAGCATATAACGATAATAATCCTAATAGTACTATTAGAGTATATTGGAATACATATAGAGATATTCATGTTCCAGGTTGTTTTATATTTGTAACAACTAATGCTGTAGAGGTAGCAGCAGAAAATAATTTACTAGTTACTAATGCTGCTGTTAGTGGTTCTACTGTAGTAATAAGTGGACAGAATTTTACTGGTCTTACTGATAGTAATATTACTATTGGTGGTACAGTATTAACAGCAGTAGGAGGTTCTAACTCAACTGTTACAGATAGTACAATAACTATTCCTGCTGATAAAATGGCTGCTATTGCTGGAGCTATTGGTATAGGAGATAATTTTGAAATAAGAATTACCAATGGTAGTCAGTTTCAGAGTATCAGATATTTACAAATAGCAGGTACTACTCCTACTTTTACATATACATTAGATACTCCTGGTATTACAGGTACATTTAATGGCATATTTATAAATGTAGAAACAGATCAAAATGCTCCAACTTTCACTGGTAATCCTAATGAAAGAACTTATACTTGGAGTGATGCCGCAGATGCAAGAGGTGCAAGAGGAAGATTTGTAGTTAGAGAGTTTACTACTCCAAGACTATGTAGAAGTATTAATCCTAGTAATATAACTTCTCGTGAAGCTGAGAATAGATTTTTAAAACCTAATCAAGTAGATCGAGCTGTTACTAGTAGAAGTACTATTGATAGACCTAAAAACGATCGTCCTATTAGTACAATAAGTGATAATCAGCATTTATTTGTATATACTGACGGATCATTTATAATTAAAAATATTATTCTAACATATGTTAGAAGACCTAATAATTTATCTTTGGAATATGAATCATATTGTGAATTACCAACAGAAGCCCTTCAAGAGGTAATTGATAGAACAGTATCATATATTCAAAGAACATTGGCTGACCCTGGATATAATTTAACCACAAGGGATATAGCCCAAAACCAATAATAATATATGCAAAGTGTAACTAACGTAGCGAATATTAGTCCATTATTTGTAACTAATATTCCTGGTGACATGACCGCAATTACGGTCCTTGTGTCACAAGATGATGACTATATTGTAGGTAATACTGAAACTGCTATTTCTGCTGTACAAAGTGGAGCAGACACAACCATTGGTAACATTGGTGTAGTTAGAGCTAATGGTACAGATATTTTTGCTGGTAACACTGCTACTGCTACTGTTACTGGTGAAATGAATGCTATTTTTCAACGTAGAGGAGCTGATGGATCTCATCCATATTCTACTCCTATGTTTGATCCAGCTAATGCCACTTTTAGTTCTACTCCTTATACTGCCCCAGTAGCTCAAAATGAAGTGTATACTTTTAATTTGACTACTGCTGCAACTGTAGGAGAAACTTACTTTATACGTATAGATAATGTTACTGATCAAGCTAAACCTAGTACTAACTATAGACTTGATTATGTAGCTGTAGCTGGAGATACTGGTGCAGAAGTTCGTACTGCTTTAGTAGCTCAAGCAAGAGAAATCGAAAGACTAAGAGGTGAAGAACTTCGTCTAAATATTCAAGCAACTAGTACTAATGAAATTACTATCACTTCTCGTGATGCTCGTACTACTTTTCAGAGTACTAATAACTTAGGAGCATTAACTACTACTGCTAGTCCTGTTGTAACTAACAGAACTGTAGGAGTTGGTGATTACGCATCTATTAAAACTCTTGAATTCTTAGGTAATAAGATGAAAAAGATTGTTGCTTATCCTCAAAGCTCTCCATATGAGAATTGGGGTAATGCTGTATCATTTGCTGAAGAAGGTTGTTTTTACGACATCTTCACAATTGAGTATACTGCATCTCAACAAGCAGGTTCACCTTACAATGGTCAAACCACTGAACAAGATAATAGAATTGTAATTGCTTGTAAAAGAACTAATGAAAGTACATCTGGTTCACTTTATACTTCTTTACGAGCAATGTATAATGTAACATAAAATGGCAAAATTAAATTTAGCAGATCTGAATAGTCAGTTGGGGACAATTAAAACCTTACTGACTAACTCAGTGACTACAAATTTACCAGACAATACTACTAATCAAATTACACCTGAAACATTAAGAGCTGTATTTACAGCATTGCTTAATGCTATTCATGATACAGATCAACTGTTGGATGACATTCAAGATTCATTTTTAAATCTTACTGATGGTGGTGAAATGGATGGTAATATAACTTTTAGTGGTACTCAAACTGTAGATGGTAGAGATATATCAGTAGATGGTACAAGATTAGATATGATTACTGATGCTAATTATCTTAATGATAATGTAGTAGTAGCAGATATTGATGATTTTCAAACTGAAGTAGATGGTAGAATTAATACTCTTAGACCTGAACAAGGAGCCATTACTTTAGCTCCTATTACTGGCACAGTAGCTACAGATATTAATACTATACATACCACTCTTACCAATGTATTGGTAGCACTAAGAGCGCATAACGCAATAGCATAATGAGATTACGGATTAGCTTTCAGCAAATACTAAGAGATGAGTGTGATGAATTCACTTATAGTATACATTATAATGATTTAGATTTACTTACTATTAGAGTAGATGGAACTGTAGTTAATCCCATACCTGACCCTGTAAGTCCGCATATAGCTTTGATCGACATTGATACACAATGTATAGAAGAGAGACACCAGGTTGAAATACAAGCAACATATAGTGATAATAGACAGGGAGCATTTAGTAATGGTTTTAGCAATGGTTTTGATATTACTAATGTAACAGATCAAAATCAATATAAATATTCTAATACTTTTACAACTTATGGTTATGATTTAGGAAATAACGCTGTTACTTCTCAAAGAAGAGATGAATGTAATGAGTTAGACCCTAATCCGGATTTCACAATTAGTTTTGCTTCTAATAATGGAGCAGGTTTTGACTTCAGAGCTTTTAATTGTGGTTTTGAAAACTGGAATAGAACATATGCTGATTTTATAATGTATAGAGAACCTTTTTCAAATAATATACATGTATATGACGCATCTGTTGCAGACTCAACTATAACAAGATATGAAACACAAGATCGTACTTATAGTACTAGAAACTTTGTATTTTGTAGTATAGATGAAGTTAGTGTAACACAAACAAAGATATTACTTGGTCCACCACAAGCTTGTGGAACAAGAGAAGAAATCATAAGACATAGTAAAACTGAAAGTATTGAGAAAACAGGAGAGCATTTTCCTCGTTTTGATTATTCCGTAATTACATCTCCTGAATGTGGAGAATTATGTAAAGATAGAATTAATATACTTAGTAATAATACATGGTATGACTTATTAGATTATCAAGATGTCATTAGATATTATAGAGATGATGTAGAAGGTTATCCATATAATCAAGATATGATTATTACTAGGGTATTTGATAAAGCAGGTCAATGCATCCAAGATAGAAGTTTAACTATTACAGATTTTAGTAACTATAATCATTTACAAAATCCTTTTAATTTTAATATTCCTACAGTAGGAGATTATATTATTGAAAGTTCTCTTATAAGTAGAGGTTGTAATGATTTAAGAACATGTAGAATAACTAAACAATTGGCTAATACTCATTGGATAGTATTTAACTATTTAGAGCCTAACAAATGGGAACTGAAAAATTGTTCTTTTACTAATTCAACTGCTGTATTATTTAGACTTAACAATAGAAAAGAATTTGAGAGAACTAAGGAATATAGTCTTTCCAGATTAGAAACTATGAATATAACTATACCTGATGATGGTATATATAGGTTAGATATTACCAGGGAAGGTAACACTACTGTTCATAATTTTATCTTATACGCGTATAAAGGAGTACTTGATTGTACTGAGAAATTAGTTATAGAAATGATTAATCAAGGCTTATGTTGTGATGATTGTTTTGAAAAAAACTTAGCATTATTTAATGCTGTTCGCACAATGTCTGATTATTTATTTGGCAGTATTCTTAGAGAATATACAACTAATTACTTTTATACACATATGGAAGGAATTAATATAGATGATTTATTTAATCAGTCTTTAGTTTTACAAAAAATAAGAGAACATTGTGGCGAATGCCTAAATGTTACAAGTTGTTGTGATGGAGATAAGACAAGTCAGATCGGAAATAACTTCCTTGGAAACGAGAATATCAACAGGTATTGGTATAGCCAATAATCAGATATTAGGAGAGTTATTTTCAGGATGGGCTAAGGAGGATATAACAGGGGGGATAATGAGTAGTAAAGCAGCTATTTTTTATCTCCCTATTTTTTTATGTACGATTATAGATTATTATGGTAGATTTACTAATAATAAATTTGCTACAATGAACTTTACAGAGATAGAAGACAACTTAGCTCAGAAAGGAATTAAATTTCAGGATTACTTAGATGCTTTTAATTTAAGATATGGTGATATACCTACTAGAACAGGTATTAGATATGATGCGATTAATACACCTACAGTAACTCCTGATACATGTGAAGTTTCTATACCTATAGAAACATTATTAAACAGAACAGAAAATGAATGCACAATGCACTCAGGGCAATCCTGAGTTTAGACAATATTTCTTAACACCAGAAGGTACGCCATTGACTTCTACAGTTCAAGGTGAAGCTCCTAGAAATCAAGATAATCCTAGAACACATAGAGTTAATGTTAATAATGAACCTCGTATTTTTATAGATGGGGGAAAACCAGATGGTTTAATATATAGAAAATTTATGGATAGTGCTTTGTTTAAGCTAAATAGTGGAGACAGAGCAAAAGATAGTGCAGATCCTAATTACAGAAGTAATATAGGAGATATAGCAGGAGGACATGTAACAGTAGCAACTGATGCAGAAGCTAAAGCTTTTCAGAATGGTAATGAGTTAGAACAAACTAGAGTACCTAGAGTATCTCATTTACCTGAAACAGTTCAGAGAATAGTTCAACCTATTACTAATTTTACCATTAGTCAAGTACCTGACACTCCAGATAGAGAAATAAATGTAGAAATTGACTCTACAGAGACAGAAAGAAATAAATATTTATTATCTTTGTCTACAGGTATGCGTAATTGGTTAGAAGGAGCAGTTACAGGAATTAAACAGTATGTGGATAGTAATGAAGTATTTAGTAATGGTTTTCAAATTATGTCTGGTTCTGATAATGAAACAGCTAATTCTACAATTGCTATTCAGACTGTAGATGCTAATGAAACTGATACTACAAGATATGGATTACAGATTCAACTACATGTTTCAGATGATGAGACCTTAGCTGGTAATAATACAGGTACAGTAGTATCTGAAAGAGCTATTAGACAATATGTTACTGATACAGTAGGAGATATTGATGCTCTTACAGCTAGAGTTAATATTATTGCAACAGGTAATGCTGGATCTGATACACCTACTGTAAGAAAAGCTGATTTTGTAGATTTACAAGATGCTCTTACTCGTATTAGTACAATGGAGGGAGGACGTAGTGAAGAGAAATTAGGTGTACCTCGCTATGAAACTGATATATTAGAATTTATCCAAAGAGATGGTAGCATACCAATGACGGGAGATTTAACTCTTGCTAGAGATGCTACATTACCAGACCATGCTGTTAATTTAAGACAATTACAAGCATTAGAAACAATAGTAAACAATTTAATATCCAGAATAACTATCATTGAAAATAGAATGAATACTGGTTTAAATGAAAGAATTAATCTTAGAAACCAATCTTCTGTCAATGTTCAATTCGGATTAATAACAGGAGCAATTACATAATATGAATGTACGAGATACAACAATGCAGATTGTAATTCCTTTAAATAGAAATCATGATGAGGATTTCCTTGCTATGGTTGATCAAATGGTCATCCAGGCAAGGAATAAAATCCTCAAACAAAGATTAGATAGAAGAGGGTTTACTCATTTACAGGAAGTGATGCAATCTGTAGATATACAGTTAGTAAATGATGATTTAATTATATCTCCTGGTTATGATACATGTAAAGTTCGAAGAACTAAATGTAAAATACCAAGAGCTATAAGAAATAATACTCCTTCACGTTATTATTATTTAGGAACAGTTGATAAAATGTTTCCTTTTGAGTATATTCAGCCTCATGAATTTAAATACGCTAAATATAGAGACTTTACTCAAAACGTTCCTATGTTTACAATAATAAATGAGTATGTATACATATTCAATGCACCTACACTAAAACTTATAAATATTCAAGCTTTATTTGAGAAACCATTCTTAGTAGATGGTGTCGCAACTATTAGATTTTTAAATAAAGGAGAAGAAGAACTAGTGGTCCATTCTGATCTTGTACCAGATATAATAAGAATGGTGCATACAGCTTTAAATGGTGTACAGGAAGACAGAGTTATAGATGGACCTGATGATAGAGAAGAGAATGTCGTTAGGAATTAAAGATATTTATAAGAATTACAAAGAAGAAGGAGGAAATTTAGAATATAGTGATTTTGCTATAATTCTAAAAGAGTTCAACAAAGAAGCAGTAACAGCTATGATTGAAGAGGGTGGAGTATTATCATTAAATACTCATAAGTTTAATCTGGGTAGAATATTGGTTAAAAAGTGTAAACGAACTAAGAAAGCTATCAATATGTATGAGACTAGAAAACAGGGTAAGACTATATATTTTGAAGACCCTTATTACTGTGCTTTCATATGGGAGAAACCCAAGTTTAAAACTAAAGGTTTAAACTATGAGTATTACAAATTTAAACCTTCAGAAGGAAAACATACTAGTATTCATAATTTACATGCCCGATTAATGAGATATATTAATAGTAATGATTGGATTACAACTCTATATGAAAGAGACAAAGATATAAAATTTGTTAAGAAGTTTTATAAAGGAGATCATGTAGGAACTTTTAAATCATATGAGGGAGCTGCTAAGGATGTAAAAGTGCATCCTAACTCTATAAGGAGAGCATGTAAGAAATCTTATTACTCATGTAAAGGATTTCAATGGAAAGTAGAATATGAATAATATAAAATCAGCTAATGTCATATTTGATGATTTAGCAGATATGACAGGAAGACAAGTCCCACCTCATTTTGAAAATGCAATTAGAAGGTGGATATATAAAGCTTTGCGATTAGTCAAAGTACCCAAGTTGCTTACAACAACAAATTATAGAATTAGAATACAACACCATGTTGGTAAATTACCATGCTATTATCATGAAGTGGTAGCTGTGATTAACATGGAAGATGGTAGAAGAATGAGAGCTGGACTTGATGGCACTCATTTACCAGGTCAAGATAGTAGATTTCATTCACCAATAGAAGCTGATCAGGATCTAGGTATTGTACCTCCTATGGAAATTGACTTTGAGAGAACTAGAAGAAGTGGTGCTATTATATTAGATCCTATTGGCGCAAGAAGAATAGATGATGTTAATTTTGCCAATAGGAGGTTTCTTAACACTGTCACTGAGGATTACTATAAGTTAGTCCCAGGTCAAATACAAACATCATTTGAAGAAGGTGACATTATACTTACTTTAAAACATTTCCCAAGTGATAAATCAGGTTATCCTTTAATACCTGACATTATGGAAATCAGAGAAGCTATTGTATGGTACATTATTAGAATGCTTAATGCTAATGGTCATCAATTTCAAACAGGATATTTTAATAATTATTCTTTTGTTGATAAGCAATGGGATGAAAAAAGAGCAGAAGCCATTGATGCAGCTACATATATTACAGTAGATGAATTTCAATCTGCTCACAGAGCAACTACTAGACTTATACCTGATGAAACAGCATGGCAGGAATTTTTTATTAATAGTGAATATCCTGAAGTTGTAGATACTCATGGTATTGAGTGGGAGTGGTATGAATATTAATCATGAAACAAAATTATTTTAAAGGGATGCAGCAAGATAGGCTGCCCCATAAATATTTACAAGGAGAATATCAATTTGCTTTAAATGCTGTTAATAGTGATCAGTTTGGATCTATAGTTAATGAAGAAGGTAATATCAGAATGACTGATGTATCTGATAGAATTATAGGTATTATACCAAGTACTGATTTTATTATTATTATTAGTTTAGATGAGATAGGTTTATATTCAAATGGAGTATATACTCAAGTACAAGATAACAATAGTATTATTGCTAATATAGGTTTTAGTGAAAACTATCCTGTTACTGGTGAATATTATTTTAACTATAGAGGTGAAATTATACTAGCACTTGTTGCTGATAATGTTAAACCTATGGTGCTTAATATAGGTACTCCTGAAGAACCAAGACTTATAGATGCTGATTCATCTAATGACATCTTAATGTTTCCTCAATCTTCATTAATAAGAGAATACTTCTTAAGAGAGAATAATGAAGGTGGTAGTTTATTAGCTGGCTCTTATGCATTTGTATATCAGTATGAGGATAATGATGGAACAGTTACATCTTGGAATAATATTAGTGAGTTTGTTAGAATTACAGATGATACTAATACTAACTTTGAAGAATTTGATGGAGCACCTCCTGTTACACAAACTTCTAAGAGTATAGATGTACGTATAAGTAATGCAGATTCACGCTTCGAGTTTATCAATATAGCAGTACTTAGAGTAATGGATAGTGTTATTACTGTAAGAAGAATTAATAGAAGATTTGAAGCAAGCTCAGGTATAAATTTTACTTATACTGGTAATGAAGCATCTGAAGAAATTAATTTATCTGAGATACTTATAAGAAACGCAGCATATGATAGAATAGGTACATTAGCTAATTATAATGGTAGACTTTATGCAGGTAATCTTACAGCAAGAGATACATTTGATGCTAGGTTACAACAAATAGCAAATCAATGTATAGTAAATTATAATACTAGTTTAGTAGATGTAACTAGTTCTTCTGGTAAAAGTGATCAACAAACTGGATTTGCTCATGGAGAAGTATATGCTATGTATATACAATTCTTTGATACTGATGGTAACCCTACCATGGCTTACCATATCCCAGGTAGAGATTTCTTAGCAGGAGATAGGGATACAGTATCTCCATATGGCGTAAATGAACCAAGGTATAAGGTAGAAGACACTACTAATAAGAATATTCAAACTTATGCAATTAATCCTTCTGGGGTAATACGTCCTAATGAGAGAAATGTTAGTAATATGGGATTTTGGGAAAATCAAAATGAACCATATCCTAATACTTCAACAGTTGAAGAAGGTGTAGCAAGCAATAGAGTATTTACCCTTACAGGTAATAATGGATTCTTATTAGCTACTCATCCAGCAGATGTAACACTTGAATTTAGAACAGGTGAAACATTTAACTTTAATTACTTGGGAAATAGAGAAGTACTCACAGTTAGTTTTGTTAATGGTGAAACAGTTCTTGTTATCCAAGGGACTGAATCAGAGTTTAATCCAGCAGGTAATAATACTGTTACTCTTACTACTAATAGAACTGCTACAAGAGCTTATCCAACTGGTAATGTAAGACATCATAGATTTCCTTCATTTACACAAGTAAGAAATACTCACTTTTCAGGAGATGACAGAATAGGTAGAACTCATCTTGATAGATTAGGTTTTGAAGTAAGTAATGTTAATATACCTGTTGATCTTCAAAATAATATTCAAGGATGGAGAATATTCTATGCAACAAGAGATTTTAATAATTCTTTAGTACAAGGTATGAGTATCATTCACAACATGTTTGATCAAAGTGGTGCTGGTACTATTCCTAATAGAGTATTGAGTACAGGAGGTAATTGGAGAACTGATTATGATGGCGATGAATCTGCTCCTGCTGGTAGAGATGGTACAATACATGTAGACAATCATTATAAGTTTCTATCACCAGAAACTCTGATAGATACACCTAATATAGGTGACTCTTATTTCAGATATGAATGGAATCTTACAAAAATACCATATAGTGATGCTAGTTGGAGTAGAGGTGGAGGCTCATATGGTGATTTTAATAGAACTGTATTACTCGACTATACTGATTTTGATCTAAATCATATACCGAATATACCTAATCCATTTCCTAGAACTACTATTGCTTATGGTGGAGATTATGGAAGAATACAGGATTTTCAATACCCTCCTCTTCAAACTAACACTCTCAGTATAGGGAATAGGCAAATAGATAACATTGTAGGAGAACCATATCTTCATTTACTTAGTAATCATACAGTACCTTTTAATGATGCTGTATTAGGTACTGGCGCGGCTACATTTTATAATGGTACTCCTATTCAAAGTTATGTTGGTACAATATACTCTACAATAGATGATTGTTATAATGGTTTTCAAGCTCAACAATTAGTAAGTACTGGTGTACTACATTCTGAAACTACTACATTTAGTCAAGTGCTTTATTCAGGAGATACATATTTATGTGATTGGTCTTATAAGACATTTGGGAGAAACCAATATGATGCTATTGACTCATTAGAATATAGAGTTAGAGGTTTAAGATGTATTCATAGATATGTAGTAGAAAGTCGTAGAAATGTTAATCTAAGATTTGAAGATCAAGGAGAAGGAATTAGAGGAAGATATTATCCTAAAAGCGAAGTACTTGAATTTTATCCTACAGGTAACGATGTACCTTTTGATATTAATCAGAATGATTTTGGTCATAATATAGACTTTGAAAGACTAAATGATTTTGAATCACCAGGTATTTATGATCCAGAAAATGAATTTCAAACTAGATTTCCTAATGGCGTAATAGCATCAAGAATAACAGGAGATCAGAGAGTAACTACATGGAAAAGTTGGGCAGCTAATGACTTTAATAATCTTGATAAAACTACTTGGAGAGGACCTATAGAGAATTTACAAGCATATAATAATGACTTACTAATACATTGCAATGCCTCATTATTTACTACAAGAAGTAGAACCAGATTAGAAAGTGATCAAGAAACAGTTGATTTAGGTAGTGGTCAGTTATTTGATTTACCAATAGATGAACTTATACCAGAAGATTCATCTGGGTATGCTGGTACTCAAAATCAACTTGCTTGTGTAATGAGCAAGTATGGATACATATTTATTGACTCGCTTAAAGGTAAAGTGTACATATATAATGGAACACTTAAAGAAATTAGTACTAAAGGAATGCGAAAATTCTTCAGAGATAATTTTCCATTACAATACACAATAGTACAAGATGTTACAAGAAATTATACTCCTACAAAAAGAGGAGATAGATATACTCTTCCTATATATGAATCTAGGAAAGAGAGAGAAGGACAAGTATATTATGATTTGATTCCTCCTGATGGATGGGAAATAGATCCATGTGATGAGAACTATTTTGTAATAGGTAATGATCCTGGTGATCAAGTAGTAGAAGTAAAAAGAAGATTCCAAAGAATACACGAAGCAGATAATCCATTTCAAGGAGTAGGATATACCATTGGTCTTGATGAAAAATATAATCGTATTATAATATCAAGATTAAATAGAGGTAGAGCTATTAGCAGAGAAGAAACTAATACAAGTAATAGAGAGATTACTAGGCAACAAAGTATGGGTAGAGAAGTGACTCGTACTGTATTTATTAACAGAGCTATAAGGAATTTACCAAGTATATCTCAGAACTTAGAAATAGTTACTTTTAGTAATCCTGCTACCCCTAACATTACTGTTGGACCAGCAGTAGATGGTAGTGAAGGAATGAATATACAAGAAGTAACTGTACCAGCAGCAGGTGGTATATTATGGGCAGACTTCTTTACTGGTGGAGCACCAGATAAATTAGAAATTATAGACCCTGTTAATATAACATCTAATACTAATCCTGTTGTAGCTTATTCATCTATGGAAAATCAATTACAAGGTAGTAATTATTATCCTAATCCTGATGTACATACAGGCATGCCTAGAAGAATTACTCAATATCCTGCTAGACGTACATCAACGGGAGTTAATAATGATGATATATTTAATAATCAGAATCAACCCCCATTTAGAGTTGAAATGAGACCTTATTTATCTAATCAGGCTGCTAGTACTAGACAATTTACTTTAAACGGAAATAATGGAGCAATATTGCTTACTAATACAGGTATAGGTACAACAGGAAACGCACAAGATGCTCTTTTTTGGAGAAACTTTTATAGGAAAGGAATGCATATATGGTGCAATTATTTAGGTTGGAGATACTTAATTCAAGAACCAGTAGTCAATCTTAATGATGGAGGAAGTCTTATATTAGTTGTCAATGGTTCAGAGTCAGAAGTTATTCTTAATGGGGATAACACTGTATTCATTTCTATTAATGGTAGCGGTGTGTACAATAGTAGCGATCCTGCTAGATATAATCATGTACATAATGGTACTAATATATTTGATGGGCAAACCTATCTTGGTAATTGGCATCCCCATTATATAGGTACTAGTAGATTAACACCGGGAGCATCAGGTACTACTCCATACTGGAATGCTGCTAATAACTTTCCTAGTATACCAGAAAGAACTCAAGAGTTTAGGGCTGAAACAGGACTTAATTTTCCATTTAATGACTTTTCAGCTAATGTATTGGGTACTACTACAGTAACTCCACAGCAAAGAATATGGTATAGATTTCCAACAAGAAGTAATAATTATACGGTATGGATAAAAGTGACAGGTATAAACGCAGCATTTAATACAGGAGATCCTAATCCAACTCCCGCATTGTCAATAATAACTGCAACAGGATGGGCATATCAGTCATATATTCAAACAAACCCATTACCACCCCCGACAAGATATTATCTTAGAGTAGTAGGCACAGATGAATATATACAAGTTAATAATGGTGTACCTAACCTAAATGTCAGAGCGAATACACTTAATCCTCTTGCTTTAGATGATTCATTTTATACATTTAATACATTTAATCATCCATTAACTATATATTCTTGTGATAATGGGTTAACATGGAGCGATGTAGATTGTCAAATTCAACAATCATGGGATGGTACACAATATGTATCAGGTAATGCTGCAACTTATGAAACTATTGATCAAAGCGGAGCACAATTAAATAATCCTCCAGATGCAGATTCTTATACAGTAATAAATACAAGGACGGAATGGCAATTCTTAGATTCATTACCAGAATGGAGAACTACTCAACATACACAGTGGTTTAATGGTACTGGATACCAAGATGATTTTATAGAATTCACACAATGGTTTAATACTGATACTAATCAATGGCAAAACACACCATTTACTGCAACTGTTACTGAGACTGAAACTATTATTGGATATGAAAGTACTAATAATATCATTGGTCCTATTAAAGGTAATTTGCGATCAAATGATACTAATTTTATGAATACTCTCCAGCCTGGAGACTTAGTCCTATTTGAAGGACAATACAAACAAATAGCATGGCAATAACAAATATTAATGATCTAAGAACTAGATCACAAACAATTAGAAATGAAACAAATCAGGGAACTAATACTGCCATAAGAGTAGGCAGTCTTCATGAAGATACTATTGATACTTTAGCTAACGAGTTAGAAGGTAAAGAGGATGAAAGTAACAAAGGTATAGCCAATGGTTATGCACCATTAAACGGGAATACTCAAGTCCCAGTAGTTAATCTTCCAATAGGTACTACAAGTGCTAGAGGGATTCTTCAATTAGCTGCTGATGGTGAAGTTGATGCAAGTAAAGCAGTTAATGCTGCTGACTCAAGATTATCATCAAATGCTGGACATACTATTCAAGATGGAGGTATAGCGGAAACTCAAAGAGAAAACCTTAATTTTGTAGGATTTAATGTAACAGATGATTTAGCTAATAATCGTACTACTGTTACTCAACTTGCTGAAGGCAATGGTATAAACATTGGTAGTAATCAAGTATCTATAGAACTTAATAGTACTACACCTAGACTTGAATTGAATGCTCAGGGATTAAGTGCACAAGTAGACACTAATAGTGATTTCACTATTAACCCTACGCATTTATTAGATAGAGCTACATCTAAAACATATGCTGATAGTCATTTAGCAGGAGGAGATGTATTAGCTGTAACTCCAGGATCAGGGCAAGATGGTTTTGTATGGAAATGGATAGATGCTAATTCAAGATATGAGCTTAGTGCTGATTCTAATACTGCATTTTCAGCAGGTAATGGTATAGATGCTACAGAGCTTATTAATAACAATATTCAAGTTGATTTAGATGAATCAACCATGCTTAGTGCAGTAGGTACAGTGTCAGGATCTAATACTAATAATAATGGCACTTACAACTCATTACCATTCTTTGTATTATTCGAGGAAGATTTAATAGCTGCTAATGGTGATAAGATTGTGAGAGTGTGGGATCAGGCTAACTATCCTGCTGGACTTGTATCTCAAGGACCATATTGGGCATTTTCAAGAGATAATGGTAATGGTACTTGGAGAGTAATAAGTAGGTATCATAGAAGCGATCAACCTGGAGTAACAAGTTGGGCATACTTAACGTTTAGTACTGATCCTGTAACTTTTACTAATGGGCAAACCCATAATTCTAGCTTTCAGCCTGGAATAAGCGATGCTGAATTTGTAACATTACAAGGAGCTAGAGCTCCTGGGGGTGCATCATTCAGCTTAAATGATATATCCTATGTTGATAACAGTGTAGTGTCGAGGTCTTATCTTACATTGAATAATAATGGTTTAGCCGTTGATGTATCTACAGATGGGGATTTTACGCAAGATCCTCAAGCACTAACTAATAGGCAAACTATTAATGATAATTTTCAAGCCACATTAACGGCGGGTAATGGTATTGATAACAATCAATTTGTAAGTAATAATATTCAATTACAATTATTAGAAGGTACAATGATTGATTATGAGACTATTACTTTAACAGGAGGTATCCCTGGTACATACACTAGAAGTGCTCAAGTTGTAGGATTTAATCAAAATAGTAATACATTTACATTTTTTAGACAAGGAAGTTCAGGCTATACTACTAATTTTGGCTCTAATACTATAGGTGTATGGGAAAACCCTAGTATTGGTCAAGTTGAAGCTATTGTAGCTACACAAACTAATTGGATAGTAATACGACTTACTGGATTTAGTGATCTTGCTTCTATACCTGATGGTCAGGTGTTTAATTCACCTCTCAGGTCGGGATTAACTACGTATAATTCAAGTTTCACAGATCCTTCTGGAGATGTAGTTCCTGATCCTACCGGAGCTGCTTTTGGTTTAGCTTATGGTAGTATTCCTATCCAATCATATCTAAATTTAGATACAAACGGTTTATCAGTAGATGTGAATACTAGTACTGATTTATCAACTAATAGTAATCAATTACCTACAAGGGCAACAGTAAAAGATTATGTTGATTCTCATTTAGCAGGACAAGAGTTCTCTTTTGGGACATGGAGTTCAGGTTTAATAGCTAAACATAATGGTACTAATTTTACGCCTAGTTCTATATATGGACAAATGGTGATTAATTATGGAGCACAAGATTTAGTCACTTTTAGCATTAATCCTTATTGGCAAATATCATCTACTTCATTTGAAAATGCTGATACTCCTTTTATATTTAATTTTGATCAATTAGAAATCACAGGTGTTGTTTTAAACGCTTATAGTGGGACAGCACCTACATCTTATGAAATAGCATTAACTAATGCTGATGGAAGTATTACATATTTTAATGATGTTGAGACTAGTCCAAGTACTAGTACTACTAATATAACTACTTTATCTCTTAATACTGCTCAACCTACAAGTGGGACACCTTTACTTCAATTAAGAGCTAGAGTTACAGGAACAGGTGATGTTAGAATAGGTTCAATGACGATATTTTATAGAAATAGATAATTATGGCAAATTTAAGTTTTAATAATTTAACTACTGGATTTGTAGAAGTGGTGGAGGATAATGTCTCCACCTTATATCCTAAAAATGTAGTAGTATTAGAAAAAGAAGGCACAACTTTCTCAATTGTAACTACTCAGATAGTTACACCTATGGGACAAACGCCTTATAGGGTCACACTTAAAGCATTTGATTATGATGATAGCGATCTTACAATTACTCCATCTAGTACAGATGAAGATGATTTGTATACGAAGCTTAAAGTTATATTTGCAAGTGTGAATCAGGGAGGAGGAGGTAATAATGAAATTAGAGAATTATTTAACAATGAAATTGAAAGAGATGATTATTTTACTTCAAATATATCTACAAATAATCCTCTTAATACAGATAAAGGTATACTAATTAATATATCAGGAAATTTAATATATCAAATATGGGGAGGTATTAACATTAATGATTCTATAGATTATGTTAATACAAATTGGATTAATTCAGGAAATTTAACATTATCTCCTTCTGATATAAAAACATTATATGAAAATAATAATGATACTAATCCTTTTACAGATTTAGAAAAAACTAAATTATCTAATTTAAATGAGTTAGCTGAAGAAAACGTACAAGCTGATTGGAATGAATCTGATTCACTTAATGATTCATTTATATTAAATAAACCTACTGACATTACTGATTTATCATTATATAATTCAACAAATCTTAACGATATTTTTAGTTCTGGTTCAGGCAATATAATAACTACTATTGAAAGAACTAAATTACAAGGAATTGAAAATAATGCTACGGCAGATCAAACTAATATTGAAATTAGAGATTCTCTTTCTAGTTTAACAGGAATAGATAGGTTAAACTCTTCTTCTATAAATAATGTAGTGCAAACTGTAAATGGTAATGATGGAAACGTGATTATAAGTACTGATAATTTAGGATTAGGATGGTGGAATATAACAGATACTACTTATACTTTTAGCTCTCCTCAATCTATTATTAATGGAGTTAGAACTAAACTGATAATAAATGCTGATTCAACAATAGATGCTTATTCTCCTTTAAATACTAATATTAATAATATATGGGATAATATAAATAGTAAAATAACACCTTTGAGTGTAGGAGACAGTTATGTTTTTAGATTAAATATGACAGTAAATCCTGTTTTAAATAATAGAAATTTTATTGTAGATTTAGATATAGGAGGGACAACTGGGATTATTTTTGAAAGAACTATTAGATTAGCTCGAGGTGCCAATGTAGATACAAAAATAAGTATAACTAATTCTATATTCGCATTAGCTGCTTTTATGGCTAACGGAGGTGACATATATATCACTTGCGATAGCAATGTAGATATATTTGATATAAGCCTATTTATTCAAAAAGTAACATGAGCATAACAAGTTTTGATTGTACGTTCGATAGAACATTCACAGCTACATGTTGTCATTCAGCTACAATATTAGAAGTAAACGATCCTACACCAGGGATGAGCAATGGTACTGCGAGGGTAAGACTCAATGGAGTCTTTACCTCCTTTACTTTTCTTGAAAGTGTAGGAACTATAAGTGGTATAGTTCATGACATGATTGCAGGTATAGTAGAGTTTAATGTATCTGATTTACCTACAGGTGTTCATACTTATAGAGTATCTCATGCTACTAGAGCTACTTTTGATAATACTTTTGATCAAACATTTATCGATCAAGGATGTATCTTAGAATTTGATATTAATGTAGGAATTTCGTATAATTGTAGTTTATTTTCAGTAAGCACTGAATTTATAAACTTGACTACTTTACGAATTACAGTTACAGGTAGATATGATGGAGATAATTTAAGAGTAACAGTTGGAGGAGTTACAACTAGTTTCCCAACTAATCATATGATAACTACTCTTAATTTGACTCTTACTCCAGGTACACATCAATTACAATTTCTTAATGATTTTGGATGTGAAAGATGTATTACAGTAAGAGTTATTAATTTAGTTGATCCTGATCCAAGACCTTTAACTGTATCTTATTCTCAAGATGAAGATATGTGGACATCATTTCATTCATATTCTCCTTCTTATTTCACACATAATGATGAAGGATTATTTTCATTTATAAGTAGTGATACATCACCTGTTTATAAACATAATGAAAATGATAGAGGGGTTTTCTTTGAAAATTTAGAACCTTTTATGGTGGATGTAGTATTATCTTCACAAGAAGAATTAAGATGGGATTCAATTGAATGGCAAAGTATAGCTGAAAGAGATGGTATATATTCATTTGGAGATACATTTACTCATTGTACAGTAGATAATTTTTATCAATCATCAGGTAGAGTAACACTTGATCCTCAAGATACTTCACCTATGTATAATAGAGATAAATGGGTATTTAATGAATTTAAAGATCGTGCAATTACTGGAAGAAGATTTAATAAAGGAATTCTTTATTGGTATGACACCATAGAGAATGTATTAGAAGGATGGGATTCTAACTATTTTGAAGAAGACCATAATGATAATTTTAATGTAAGGAGTCCTATTGTCAATCCTACTGAACCTATGAAAAATACTTTTATCAAGGCTAGGTTAGAATCAGATAATAGAAGTAGACAAGCTCTTTACTTAAACGAAATAACAGGATATGGCAAACCGACGCAGATCTAAGAGATATAGAAAAATGCAACTTGGTGGTGATCCTATTGCAGGAGCTTTAAGCGGTATTGCTAATCAAGCTATTGCAGGAGGGAATACCTATGAGGGTAAACAATATGTAGATACTGCTGCTCAGTTAGCAGGTTTAATTCCTGGAGTAGGTACTGCTGTAGGAGCAGGTATTAATTTGGCATCTGGAGCCATTGCTAGATTTGGAGGCACAAATCCAGAAGAAGAACATAGAAAAAAAATTAGAGAATTAGCTTATCAAGCAACACAAAATAAGAGTGATGCTATACTGGCAGAGAACTTTGAAGGTAGGAAATCAGGATTACCAACAACAAAAGGACTCACAAGAACTTATGAATACGGAGGAGTTATGGCACAAGCAATGAACCGACGAAACAAAGGAATGAGCGTTATACCTAAAATGAGAGGTGGAGGTAGTATGAGAAGAAAAAGACGAGGTGGTATGATGAATAAGAATATGATGATGGACACCAGCATGTACCAAATGGGTGGCCCTATGAAGAGAGGAATGATGATGGATGATATGTATCAAATGGGTGGAATGATGAAAGGTAGAAAAAAGAGAGGTGGAATGAAGCGCATGAAGATGATGTATAAATATGGTGGAGCAATGAACAAAAAGATGGGCAAAGGTGGTATGATGGAAATGACCATGAAGATGAAGAAGAAAAAATATCGTAAAGGTGGAATGATGAAGAAATCCATGATGAGCTATGGCAATTAAGAGAAGAAAGCGTAAAAAGCTTGGAAGATTAACAGGGGGTACAGAAGTACCCCTTTCTTCTAAAGACTCTCTGTTAATTGGTAGAAAGCATGAACAAGGTGGTATAAAAGATAAAGCAAAAGGGGTTGAACTTGAAGACAATGAAACTGTATCAACACTATCTAATGGACAATTATTTGTAGGTAGTGATACAGTTAAAAATCCTGACACTGGTAGAACCTTTGCCGAGGATTTTAAAGATATAGGACAAATGGCAAGAAGAAAAATTCCAGGAGCTAATAGAATGAGAGATCAGCTTGCTATGAAACAAGAAATGGTTAAAGGTGGAGGTATACCTAAGCTTAAGAAATATCAAAATGGTGGTATTCTTGAAGAATATGGTTCTCTTGAGAATATGGCTAAACAATCTCCTACAAGATATGCTAGATTTATGACTAAGTTGAATAGAGATACTGGCGGAGATAGAGCTAAGATTACTGAGACTTTAAAAGGAATGGGTATCCAATATTCTGATTATAATAAAGCATCTCATATATTTAATCCTAGTGGTAAAGCTGGAAGCATAGATACTGGATTTGGAAGAATAGGTTTTTCAGGCCATGGTGGTACAGATTTTGGTAATACTACACTAGCTCAAGCTAATGTTCCTCACGCACATGGTGTATTTCAAGGAAGATCATTAGCTAATGTAAGATCATTTGATGAGACAACAGATGGCCCATTAGGTCCAATACAGGAAATACCTTCTATTGGAGGTAGTATACCAACACCTGATATTCCATCTTCTATCCCTAATATAGGAGAACCTACTCCTGGTATACCAAATATACCAAATATACCAGGAGATGATGGACCAGGAGGTATACCAGTAGCACCATTCTTAGATAATATTGCAGCATTAGCCTTACAAGATAACAGACCTGCTCCTATTACAAGACAACAATCTTATCTTAGTCCTGCTTTACGTACTAATACAGAAGAGCTTAGACAGATAGGGGAACAATCTCGAAATCTTACAAGATTAGCGCAAAGGCAAAATATTAACCAAGGTGCATTAAATGCATCACTTGGTAGTTTACAAGCTGCTCGTAGTAAAGCTGTAACTGCTTCAGAAACAGCAAAAGATCAATTCAATATACCTGTAATCAATAGATTCAGGCAAGCTAATGCTAATATAGAAGCTGCTAATATTGGTAGACAACTTCAAGATGAAACTAGAGCATTTCAATTAGGAAGTGATAGAAGAGCACAGTTTCAACAAAATGTAGCAGATGTTGGAAAAGATATTCAAGGAATCCAAAGAGATCAAGAAGCTAGAGATTTAGATGAATTTCAATTACAGATTCTAGCTAGACAATATGGTATTAATCCTAATCAAATACCTAGAAGAAGGAGACGAAGAAGAGGGTTAATACCTAGAATAGTTTAATTATGGCAAACGGAAAAAATGTTGCGGAACGCACAATAGATAGACAACTATCTTCATTGCAAAGAGCCATGCTTGCTAACCAGAGAGATATAAGTGCTGCTGAGGCTCGCCTTACCAATGCTTATACTCCTGCTAGGCAGGTATTTCAAGATATACAACCTGTAAGACAACCTAGGTTAGTTTCTGGTTTAGTTGCAGATAACGTATATTCTCCATATATTAGCCAATATGTTGGAGGAGCTGGTAAGCTACAAGCTGCTAGTGGTGCTGTAGATCAAGCATATAGAAGAGGGGTACAAGGTGTAGGTTCATTTATTACACCTGATGATGTACTTGCTCCAGATCAAAAATATGTAAGAGATTTATATGAAAGAACATCTGGTACTTTAGCTGGTGCTGCTGAAACAGCATTAAAAGATCCAAGAAGAGCTTATGCTGATGTTATCAGTGCTGCAAGAGGTTATGTTGGAGATGAAAGAAGAATAGCTGCTCTTAGAAATAAAGCTATTAGACAACAATGGCTTAGAGATCAACAAAAGAGATTAGAGAAAGGACAGGTTTTAGCTGGAGATATTAGAAGTGAATTAGGATTCTTAGATAAACAATATGCTCAACAACAGGGAGCTATTGCTGATCCATTACGTAGATATACTACTGAAGATATAGCAGAGTATGTTGATCCTAATCAATTAGCTAATCAAATATTAGCTAAGATTAAACCTACTAGTGTTAAATGGCAAGGAGCTACTGTTGCTAGGAATCCTCAAACTGGTATGATAGAAATACATACTAGAGGTGGATTTAATAAACAACTTACAGAAGACTTTTTAGAAAAAGAATTTGAAAAAGGTTTATTAGCTAATCAAAAGTATTTAGATAGATTACAGTTTGATGCTGTTCGTAGAACTAGGGAGCTTACTCCTGAAACTATGCAAGAGATTAGACAAAGAGACCCCTCGTATAGAGGTCTTAATGATGAACAATTTAAAACTAAGTTTGCTAATGATCAAATACAAGATAGACTTAAGCAACATATTGGTCTTGCAGGTAAATTTAGACAAAGAGAAGTAGGTACTACTCATACAATTAGTCAAATTAAAGATTGGCTTTATGCTAGGTCATTAGGTAAAAGAGATGAAAAACTTAAGGAACTCAATTATATGAGAGGTAAAAGTGCTAAGTTTAGAAGTAATATATATGAAAAGTCTAAAGATATATATTCTAAAACTCTTAAAGGTACTGCGCAAAGTAGACAAGAACTTATAACTAGAAAAGTGCCTAATGCTGTACTTCAACAAGTTGATAGAGCTATTGCTCAAGGTAATACTGGCAATTTAAATAATCTGATTGCTGCCTATAAAGGTAATCCTGAAATAGAGCAAGCTATGCAGAGCTATGTTCAAGGTAAAAAGACTGAATTTTCTATTCAGGAAGGTAGAAGAACACTTGAAAGAAGTGCTGGTATTAATGATAAATTTTTTGATAAACATTATAAGACTATCAATGAGCGTTATAAAGCTGTCACTGGTCAAGATTACAATAAGGAGCAATTTATTAGAGATTTACGTAGTGGTAGATTTACTACATTAGAAGACGCTTTAGCTTTAGATCCTAAGAAAGGAGAACAAGTTGATCCTACATATTATAATCCTTCATTAATAGGTTCATTTATAGATGCTGTAAGGGGTAATGTTAAGATTAAGAATACTATGAAGCAGGCATTTGATAATATTAAAAGCGTATATGACAAGAATATTAATAGGATAATGAATAAATCTGAAAAAGCTCTTGCTATATATCGTCCATTAGTATCTACTGCTAAGAATAGTCCAGTGGGTAGAACTAATGCGAATCTTAATGAGTTAGTTCTTAATACTGGTACAGAGATGAAAGATGTATCTAGTGGTGAAGCTATTACTCTAGGAGAGATTATTAAGGATTTAAATGTATCGGATAAAAGTAAAGTTAAGGTTACTATGACAGCTAGTGTTGATGGAGGAGAACCAGTAGTAATGATTACTAGTACTGATCCTAAAGACAAAGATCAAAAAGCTTTAGCTGTAACATTACCAGGTAGTGATTTAAAAAGCAGATTACGTAATGAATTCGCTAAATTATTTACTGGAACAGGTGCTTTAAGAAGTAGACATCTTAGAAGCGATCAAGCATCAGATATATACAACTTATTTGGTGGAATGGTAGGTGGTGTAAACTTACAATTAGCTAATATAGATGGAATGCAAGATGGTCAAGAAAGACCAATACAATTAGCCAATGGTGTAGATGTAAGAATTAAGAAGTCTGGTAACTTTTTATATCTTAATAATGATTCTAAACCTTATACAAGTCAAGGTCTTAGAGAACATCTTGGAAAATTATATTTAACAAATCAGTTTAAAACAGGACAATTAAGATAATATGGCAGATAGAGGATTTGATCCTAATGAGTTATTAGCAACTCAGGAGGAATTACAAGATTTCGGACAACCTACAGATTTAAGTACTACAATAGTAGGTGGAGGTCCATCAGCAGCTATTCCAGTTGTGCAAAATTTTGATATAAGTGCTATACCTAGTGGACAAGCTTATGGTTCATTAGAAGAGATAATGAGTAGAAGAGCTGCTGAACAAAGCACTCTTACTAAACTTGGTACTAGTTTAGGAAACTTAATACCTAATGTAGGATTAGGTATTATAGAAAATGTAGGGTATTTAGGAGATATTCTTGGAGGTAAGGTAACAGATGATGATTATAATTTTAAAAATGATTTATCAGAATGGGCCAAGAGAAATCGAAATCCTCTTTCTCAAATAGGAGTAGGAGCAGAAGAAGTATATCTTGATCCTACAAAAACATTTGATATGCTTAATCCTGATTGGTGGATAGCTCATGGTACAGGGTTAGTAGAATCTATTGCTGAATTTGCTGCAATAAGTGCTGTTGGTGGAGGAATTACTGGTGCAGTAGCAAGAGGTGTAGGAGGTGCAGCTAAAGTTGCTGGTGCTTCTAATGTAGGCTTACAAGGTGCTTCAAGAGTTAATCAATTAAGAGGTGCTGTACAACTTGCTAATCAAATTAGTAAAGGTACACTTAAAGCTGGTCAAGTAGCTACAGCAGGTATGCTTGCTGCTACTGAAGGTATGATGAGTGCTGGTGATACTTATGATAAAGTATATCAATATAATAAGCAATTAGGTAGAGAAGATGAAGAAGCTAAGAGGATAGCTAGTGCTGCTGCTACTACTACATTTAATCTAAATACTGCTATGAATACCGCATTAAATTTAACAGGTATTTCAGCCATATTTAAAAATGCTGATGATGCTCTTAGACAGTTTAAAAGCGGTGTAGGTTCTCTTGGTAATTTAACCAGGGAAGGTATTGACGGATTAGCATTTAAGAAACCTAAATTTTTTGGTGCTAGAACTCTTGCTGAAACAGGCCAAGAGTCTCTTGAAGAAATTAATAATGCTGTTGCGGGATATATAGGTGAACAAAGAGGTAAGAAAGGTGAAAAGAAATCTATAGGTTTAGCTGAAGCATTGACTTATGGTTTTACTCATTTCGATGAATATATTAAAGGTGCTACAACTAAAGAAGCTGCATTAGGTGCATTACTTGGTGCTTTTGGAGGTGCAGGACAACAAGCTGCTGTTAATTTTGCCACTGGAAGAACTAATATTAAGCAAGCAGAAACACAATATAATTTACTTAAGGAGCAAGCAATAGAGGATATAAATGTTCTTGAAAAAAATCTTAGTAATATAGATGCCATTACTAAGGAGATTAAAGATGATCCTAAGAAATATGAATTACTTAAACCTGAACTAGAATCAGCTCAAAATAAGTTATTCGATATTACTGAGTATAATGCTTTTAAAAATGGGACCCAGGAACATTTAATTGAAGAACTTAAAGCAGTAACTCAATTAGATAATACTACTAATCTTAAAGAAGAAGCAGCTAGTAAAGTAGAAAAATTCTTCGATAGAAATGAAGACTTTAATCTTCAAGAACCAAAAGATACTCCTGAATGGAAAGAGTTAAAAGAAGAGTATGATCAGCTTAAACAAGCATATAGGGAAGCTCCTAATGCTACAATTGCTCAACATAAAGGTTATGCTACTTATAATGATAATTCAGAAGCTAAAGATGAGAATGATTATAAGAAAATAGCTAATGATAGAATTCAGGAGGTAAAAGATGATTATAAGAGATTTAAAGAACTCGAAGCTCAATATGGAGATGATGAACCTCAATCATTTTATCATGTAACTAACATCTATAAAAGAGATAAAGCTATTCGTAGACTTCAAGCTCTAGCTAATCAGTATGAAGCTAAAGCTATGGGATATGATATGCAGAGGGCTGCTCTTACTGAAGAAATAACTCCTGAACAATTATTGGAAAGAATTCCTTCAGCTAGAGGTCTTGAAGCATTATCTGAAATAAAAGATTTAGATAAACAAATAGAAGAAGTATTAGGTAAAAAGGGAGAAGTAGATGTAAAATATGAACCAAAGCCATTTAGAGATACTGAAGAAGTACCTCGTAAAGCTAAAGGTACTAAAGAATATGCTGAAACTATTCCTTTAACTAAAAGAAGAGCTGAACTTCAAGAACAGGTTCCTGCAATAGTAGAAGAAGAAGGTCTTAGAGAGCAATTTGCTGATTACGATATTACAGATGATGTATTAGAAACAGAAGAGCTTAGAGATTTACGTCAATATAAGGATAAGCATACAGAGATAGTAGAAGAAATTAATAGAAAAAAGAGAGCACTCAATCTTATAAAAGATAATAAAGAAACTTCTTATGCTATATATGATTTGTTAGCTAAAAAACAACAAGATACTGAGGATCTTACTCAAGTATCATTAGCTAAAGATGCTGCTGATAATGGTAGAAAAGACGAAGCTAAAGCTATTTTAGATAAAGTAGAAAAGAAAAGAGCTGATAGGCAAGTTGAAGAAATAGAAGAGAGTGTAAAAGAAGAAACAACTAAAACAGTATCTTTAGAAGAAGATGGGGCAGGAATAAATTTTGAGGACGATAAGGATATTAAGATTAGTGATTTAGAAACATTACCTGATGATCAGGTAAAATATATAGCTGAAAGAGGTACACTTGATGCTAGTATATCCCCTCAACTAATAAAAGCAGCTAGAACTGAAGTAGAAATTAGAAAAGAAATAGCTGCTATTGAAAGAGATGGTGGTCTTGAAGCACTTGATTTAGAGAATACAAATTTAGATGATATACATCCTGCTGAAAAGATGGCTATTGAAAGACTTAGAGGAGACCAAGTAGAAAAGTCCATAGCTAAAGTGAAGGATGAAATAGCTACTACTGAGAAAGAAGAACTTCAAGAAACTGTTAGACAAGAAGTTGCTGAAGAAAGAGTTGCTGAATCTACAGGTGAAGTTACTGAAAATCCTGAGCAACAGCAAATCAATATCATTAAGAACGAGTTTAAAGAAGATATGGAAGATGATGCTGATACAAAAGAAGCTATATTATCTGATACCCCAGTAGAAGATCTTACTGATAATTTGTTAGAACAAATCGCTATTAGGCAATTAAGAGATGAAATGGTAGGTCTTAAACCTAAAGAAGAGATTCAGCAAGAGGTAGAAGAGTTAGAGAATAAACTTGTAGAAGCTGAAACTGAAGAAGAAGCAGAAGAGATTGAGCAAGAATTAGATAAAAAAGAAGCTGATGTTGAGAACTATGAAGAACTTGTTAAAGAAGAACAACAAATTCTTAGAGAGTTACCAGAAGAAGCTTTAGAAAGTAGAGAAACTGTACTTGAAGAAGAAAAGCAAGAAATTCTTAATACTAGAAAAGATGCTAGAAAAATAGCTGAAAGAAAAGTAGAAGAGGGCAAGATGATTGCTACTCCTGAAGCTGAAGCATCTGTAGCTAGTCCTGATCTTACTAAGAAGGCTCTTAAGGAAGAAGAAATATCTCCCTTTGCTGTACCTGGGGATTTCGTATATAATATTACAAAGAATACGAAAGTTAAGAATCAAACTAATCCAGAACAGAATCCTTTGTATTATGATATAAAGCTTGATGATGATCTTATAGCTAAACCTATGGTGAATAAGAATGGAGAAATGCTTACTTTTAATCCTAAGAATAAAAAGTGGGAAGTAGCAGATTCAACAGATTATAAT